TTAATGCTTTAAAAGGATACTATTTAATGCTTAAAAGGATACTATTTAATGCTTAGAAGAATAAAAACAGAAAGAGAGGTAAAGCCCTTCTTCATTTAGAATGTTGCTAACACTGGTGCACCACCTGTGCCTTCTTCATGCAATAACCAGAATGATGTGCCATCAGGTGTTTCAACATTAGATAGCATAGGATGCTGTGGAATGCCCTTAACTGCAACAGCTCCTGTCTTAGCACCAAAGGTGAAGAACAGCTTGTTGGTCTTAGGATTCTGTTTCACTTGGATTTTGTCTACATGTTGAGCTGCTTTAAACTGTTCAACTGTCAATGTCTCATGGAATTTTAACTGATTGTCCATAATGTAAATGAATTAAATTGTTAATGAATAATTGTTTAAAACCACAGGGGGTATGACCCACTGGCTAAGTGATGGGGGAGGTGGGGTTGGTGTATATCCCCCTCATGACTATACACAACTTTTTAAAATCAAAAAAAAAAAAGAAAAAAAGAAAAAGAAAAAAAGAAAAAAAATTAAAAATTTGACAGGATTTGCATATGTCATTTATTTTACTTATATTTGCACCCAGTAATAAGAGACTACCTATTAGTAGATACACTGAGTCAGCCAACATGGGAAAGTAAAGGATACCATTAGAAGGGCACAGGTAATGACTCCTTGAGATAAATAAGAGAAGAACTAATAGTAAATAAACGGGTGTATCGGCTGGTCTATAGGAGTGAGAATCTGGTTAATCCAGTCTAAGTGATGTAAAAAGCTCACAGGGTCTCTTCTTATAAGAAACTAAAGTTTTACTCCTTATTTACTTTAGTTAGTTAAAATTAAAATAGGAGGGAGGGATAACTGTACCCAATTGAAAATGAAACAATATGAAGACAATTAAAAGGATTAAGAAAGACACTTTAAACATAGTACAATGTGAAGGTGCTGCATGTATATCAATGAATCATAATGATTATAGGTATTATGCACAAGGAGTTAGTTCAAGAATGTTAGATGTAAAGAGGTATAAGGTATGAAATGGATTAAGAACTTTATTCTTTGGTTGTGGCAATTCCCACAGAATTATCTTGCATTCTTTGGTATATGGATGTTTAGGGGGCTGTGTTATTATGGAGGTAAGTATGAAGGAAAGAATGTTATTTATAGTACTTATATTCCTTCAAGTTTCTCTTTAGGGGATTATATATTTATGGTTCCTGACTCTCCAAAAAAGAGTTTTAAGCATGAACTTGGGCACTGTTATCAGTCACAATTATTAGGTTGGCTATATATTCCAGTGATAGCTGTACCCTCAGTTCTGCATAATTTATATGTTAGGATTGCAAGAAAGTTAGGTTATAAGCCTGATTATTATAGCTTTTATACAGAGAAATGGGCAAACCATTTAGTTGAGAAAATAGGTTAAGTAGCTATAAATCACTATAAATCACTATAAATCACTATAAATCACTATATTCAAGCTATTATCTAATATTCTCTTCTGGAGTATTTTCATACTATCTTGAAAATAATTAGTGAAAGATTTGCATAATTCAAATATTTGACTTATCTTTGCACTTTGATTCAAAGGTAAGTGTATTGTTCCATAGTATAATGGTTATTACACCTGATTTTGGCTCAAGTAATGTAGGTTCAATTCCTGCTGGAACAACTGTTATGCCCTCTTAGTACAATGGATAGTACATGAGTCTTCTAAACTTAGAATGATAGTTCGATTCTATCAGAGGGTACATTTTGGATGTGGATTTTTTTTTTGTTTCATAATTTTTAAAGATTGGACTATCTGGTCTGTGAAGATAGGATAGTCAAAATGGTGGGTTGGACAAATTGGTTAAGTCACTGCCCTTTCAAGGCAGTCATTAGGGGTTCAAATCCCCTACCCATTACAAACCAAGTCTCTTTAAGGGTTTCTCTGTGGTGGCACTTGCTATAAGAGTAAATCCTTAACAGTCCTTAAGTGGATAACTACTATCAGAAGTACAATGGTAGTAGGTTTAAATAGTCTATTGGTGTAGAGGTTTAACATGTCACACTGTCAATGTGGAGATGGAGGGTTCAATTCCCTCATAGACTGCCCTGTTTATATATTAGTGAAGTCCTACTTAAAGAGTTGAGTAGGCAATGGATAGAGAACTCAGAAGGTCTGGGACTTGTCTTGAAAACAATGTGAGCAGTAAAATGCTTGGGGGTCGGGACCTCCTCTCTCCGCATTATGGTACAAATTTTTAGAAAAGAAGGATGGGTGTTAAACCCTAATGATAGGGTAGTGAATGCTATCTTAAAAAGATGTGAAGCTAATAATGGAGAATGTCCCTGTCATAATACAGGTGAGGATAAGAAATGTCCTTGTTCTGATTACAGAGAAAAGGATATTTGTCATTGTAATTTATATCTTAAAAGAGAACAACTTATGCCAGATATAGACTTAAGTAAGTTACCTACTGGCATGGATTTGGAAGACTTTATAAGAGCTTGGCAAGTAGCTCAAGAATCACCTAAGATAGTGATTGAGAGTGCTCCTAAGTAATGGAGGATTAACCCAAATGGTAAGGGAGCAGTTTGCTAAACTGTTAGTAGTCTTAAAGGATGTATAGGTTCAAATCCTATATCCTCCTCAATATAGAGTAGTTGGGTAATTGGTTAACCCCCTGCATTTGGGATGCAGAAATTGGAAGTTCGAGTCTTCTCTACTCTACTATTGGTAATCACATAGATTGTATCAAGAATGGAAGTTAAGGAGTTGTAACCAAATAAAAATAAACTCCAGTATGGGTCATGTAGTGTAAATGGCTAACACACCACACTTGCAATGTGGAGTTGGGGTTCAAGTCCCACATGTATCCACCATGTTTCATGTTTTCATAATGTTTGTTTTTTTTTTTGTTTTTAACAGGTTAATGAATTATTATCTCTTGAAGAGGAACTCTATAATGCAAGAGAAGTTGTGAGGGAATTAGAAAAGAAACTTACAGAAAAGAAAAAGAAGTTTGATGAAAAGACTTTATTATGTACATTAGAGTTTGAAACAAGTGAGAAAGAAATAGTGAACTATGAATCTTATGTTTTACTTAAAGGTATGGGTAATGATACATTAGGTCATTATAACACATAATAATGTGCCCTTAGTTTAATGGTAGAATGTTGCTCTCCAAAAGCAAAGGTAGTAGTTCGATTCTATTAGGGTATGCTTAAAATTGGTACATCTTCTAAAGGTTAGGAAACATCTCTGATAAGGATGCAATCACAGTTCAATTCTGTGTGTACCAACTTATATTCTGATATACTTCAATAGGTAGAAGGCTGCTCTCATAAGGCAGTAGTTATAGGTTCAAGTCCTATTATCAGAACTGTGTTAGTATTTTAATTGGTTAGAAGTCTTGACTGTGAATCAAGAGGGTGAGAGTTCAAATCTCTCCTAACACCCCAATATGCTGGGGTAGCACAAGTGGTAAATGCAGATGGCTTATATCCATAAGATAGTGGGTTCAAATCCTACCCTCAGTACAAGTAAATGCCTCTATAGCTGAATGGTTAAAGCTGCTCCCTCTTAAGGAGAAGATTCTAAGTTCGATTCTTAGTGGAGGTACTATATTCCCCTATAGCAGACAGGTGTGGGCACTAATCTTTTAAATTAGGAGGTCTGGTTCAATTCCAGATGGGGGAACAAAATAATGGGTACATAACATCAGCAGACTGTAAATCTGCCCTCCTTTATCAAATTGATGTAATGGACTTTGGAGTAGGGGAGTTCGAGTCTCTCTGTGCCCACTCTATAATGGAAACTTAGCAAAGGTGGTCTATGCGGGGGACTGAAAATCCTTAGATAATGGTTCAACTCCATTAGTTTCCACAGCTTAATGCCCTCATGGTGAAATGGTTAAGACACATCTGATTTAGGCTCAGAAGGCTGTAGGTTCGACTCCTACGAGGGTACAAAAAAAAAAATATGCAGATTTACTTGCATATATTATTTATAATACATATCTTTTGTAACATCAAATTAAAACAATATGATAGAAACATTTGGAGAGAACCTATTAGAAGGTTTTGAACATGAAACTGTTTCACATGAAGGAAATCAATTTAGAGAGTTTCTTTGTGTACTTGAAGGGTTCAAGACTAAGTTTAAGAACCTTCACTGGTCAGCATATAGCAATTCAATCCATGTAAGAATTGATGAATTGATAGATGAAATATCAGATTATCAGGACATTCTTGCAGAAGAAGTTCAAGGTATTGAAGGTCAATTTGAACCTAACTTCCTTAAAGGAACTAACTTTGATTTCACTTGTCCTCACGAAGCAATAAATAACTTGATAAGTAGAACAGATACATTCTATTCTAAGTTACCTCAAACATCTGATTATGCAGGAGTTAGGAGTGAATGTGAAGCCTTTATTACTCAGTTACACAAGTTGAAGTACTTATTCACTCTATGTAAGAAGGGTTATATGGGAGATTAAAGATGCCCCTGTGGTGAAATTAGGTTAGACACAAAGGACTTAAAATCCTTCGGGCTTGCCCATACAGGTTCAACTCCTGTCAGGGGTACAATGCTTCCTTAGTATAATGGTTATTATTCTTGCCTTGTAACCAAGAGATAAGTGTTCGATTCACTTAGGAAGCTCAACAAGTTACTAAAAGCTGTTATTCATACAGTGAGAGAGTAACACCTTATGCTACTATATAAGCATAGACTGGAAAAGGGAAGTACCAATAGCAAATCTTCTCAAATGCAGGTATAGCACAATGGTTAGTGTGAGAGCCTTCCAAGCTCAGGATGAGAGTTCGATTCTCTTTACCTGCTCTAATATTGTGGGGAGGATTGGTATCCCAGTTGGTCTCATAAGCCAGCCTTTGTAAGTTCGATTCTTACCCCCTCAACTAAATTAAAATGAATAATATGGAAAAGGAGAAGACATTAATCACTTGTATTATAGGCTCTACAGTTAGAGAAGTAATCAAGCAGGCTCAAGAGCTTGAAATTAAGAGAGAAGATATAGTAAGTATGTTTCCTTCAGGAGGACAGATTTACTTGGTATTTTATAAGTAAAAACAACTGGCATTATGGAAGAGAAGAAGACAAAAGAACCTCAGTACAATGAACCTAAGATGATGTTATATCTTGCTGTTTATAGTGCTGTTGGTAAGTACAAGAGTATTAGAAGAGCTATCAGAAAAGGTCATGTAACATCTTGGGGAGAAGAAGTACCAAAGAGACCTTTCAATAATAGAAAGAGGACCTCTGGTAGGGAGTTACAGATTACTAAAGAGAGAATTTATGGAGAACTTAAGTACAGAAGTCAAGCAGTTTGAGCTTGAGACTCCCAAAGAAGAATATAATAATATACCTGTTGTATATTGTAAACATTGTCTTTCATTAGCAATAAGAAACTCAGATGGCATAGATTACTGTGACAAATGTGGTGGAACTGAAACTGGTGAGGCACACATACATGAATGGGAGAAAATGTATGGACAAAAGTATGGTGGAAATTATCTAACAGAAAAATAAAAATGGAAGAGAAGAATAACATGAAAGTTGTAAAGGGTGGCAAGGCTGCTCCAGAAGTGAGAAAACTTAGTTATGAAGAACTGGAGAATACTGCACATCAGTTGTCTGAACAAAGCAGACAGTTATACATGCAGAACCAGAAGTTGAATCAGGCTTTGCAGGAAGCTAATCTTGCTAACTTCTATGAAAGATTGAAGTGGTTGTGGACAGTAATTACTTCTACTACACCTTATATCTCAGAAGAGTTCAAGCATAAGTGTGGTGCAGAATTTGAAGTACTAATGATTCAACCTGAACAAGAACCTGAGGAAGAAGTAAAAGAAGGAGAATAAACTATGGCTAAGCAAGTGGATTCAATAGTTAGGATTCCTTGCAAGGTAGATGGTAAGTTCTTTAGATATTGGTTTGAATTCTTACAACCTTTTCATAACTTGACTGAGAGAGAAATGGATGTCATAACTTCCTTTGTGAAGCAAAGATATGAACTCAGCAAGGTCATTAAAGATAATGAGATACTTGATAAGGTTACTATGAGTGAAGATACTAAGAAGAAAGTAAGGGAAGAGTGTGATATATCTCTTCCTCACTTTCAGGTCATCATGGGTAAGTTAAGAAAGAATAAAGTCATCATTGATGGGAAAATAAACCCAAGATACATTCCATCAGTAGATGAAGAGAATGGTTCATTCAAGATGATGTTATTATTTGATTTCTCATGATATACTCAGAAGCAATTAAACAGGTATCTATAGAGCTTGGATTACCACCTCAAGTGGTAAAGGAAGCCTATGAGTCCTACTGGACTTTTATTAGGAATAACATCAAAGCCTTGCCTCTAAGGGAAGACCTAAGTAAAGAGGAGTTTGATAAGTTGAGAACCAATTTCAATGTCCCATCAATAGGTAAGTTAAGCTGTACTTATGATAGGATGATAAGAGTAAAGAAGAGATTTGAACATATAAGGAAGTTAAGAGATGATTACAACAATCAAGAAAGTTAAACCCATGTTTAATAACATGGTAGTCACATTAAATAAGTATCCTACTGACCTAAAGACTACAGGAGGTATTATAGATAGTACCAGAGCTGGTTCAGTAAAAGAATACCAGACAGTAGTAGCTGTTGGACCAATGGTGAGGGGTATTGAAGTAGGTGATATTGTATATATCAATCCTAAGAGATATGCAGTAATGCAACATAAACCCGGCTCTTTGCAAGATGGTGTTATTAAGGATAATCCTGTAATAGGATACAAGTTTGACATCATGGATATTGATGGAGTGGAACACATGATGATTCAAGATGGTGATGTTAAATTTGTTGCAGAGATTGAGGAGTTTGAAGAAAACCCGGCAATAGTAACTGGACCACAACTTATAGTATAAATATAAGCCTGAGCCTATCAAAGGCTTGGGCTTTTTTTTTTTAGTTTTAAGCAGTATGAGATTATTTAAAAGAGACGGTTATAATTTAGTCATATCTGATGAGGCTTATGCTTTAAAAGCATTTAGACAGATATGGAGTAGAGATAAATCTCTCTCAAAGGAGAGAGCAATTACAGAGCTTGGATATTGTTACTTTATGGAGGACTCCAGAAGTGATTATAAGTATATAATTGATGAAGGAGAGAGAAAAGAAGCTATTAAGCAGGGTGAAGGTATGAAACCATCGTGGGAACCTGATACTACTGTGAAAGAAGCTCAAGCATTGTATGCAAGTTTTAAGACTACTTCTGAGCTGTTACTTGAGGATACAAGGACTCTTGTGGATAAATATAGACTTAAATTAAGGTCTATGGACTTGGAAGAACTTAATATTAAGGAGACTAAAGAATTGGGTGCTATTATCAAACTTATACCATCAATGGTTAAGGACTTGGATGAAGCTGAAAGAGCTATTGCTAAGGAACTTGCACAGAATGATAGAGTAAGAGGAGCACAAGAAAAAGCAATATATGAAGACCTATGACAAATATAATTGAAGGATTAAACCAGTATTATGAATCCTTTCCTAACAGAAGAAAGGGATACTTTGTATTACATAAGATAATAGATACTAATCCTGTAGTTAAGTCACAAAAGACTTATAGAATGCAGGTTTGGTTTGTAAATAAGAAGGATAGAATACCTGCATTTGGTGCTGAATATTCTGGTAGAATTGTTACTGATGCAGAAGAGAGCAAAGTCATATCTGAACTAACCACTGCTATTACCAAATCTCTTCTGGAGTATATTAATACAGAAAAATTTAAGGAATTGTGCTATGATTCCAATGAATAAATATCAAACTGAGCTTACTGAGGAACTAATGAATACTCTTCCTCAGGAGGTTCAGGAACAGTTACTTGAGATACTCACAACAGTTGAGTTTGTCAAAAGGCTTATATCTCCTAACAGACCTTATGCAAGGGATTTACCAAGGGATGAAAAGGGAAGGATTATAGTAGATATTACTAATCCACATATCATTGAAGATGCTGATTATTTCAGACAACCAGCTCTACATTTCTTGAAACATGGGTGTTATACATTCTTGAAGCCTAATAGTAACCCTAATTCAGAGTTTAGAAGACATTGGGATGAAGAGCAGAGAAGATGTTATGAAGGCTATGTGAGAGAATCTGATGGAGAATGGGTTACAGGCTTCAATTATTGGTTTATGAATTACTGTCCTATGATGGTTAATAAGCTGATAGAAGGTAGAAAGAAGGCTATTAGAACAGAGGCTTTTCCTTTCTTCTTTGAGGGTATATATTGGAGATTCCATTATCTGTGGAAAGCAAGAGAGAGTGGTAAACATGCTATTGAATTAGCAAAGAGAGGTTGTGCCAAGTCTTATAGCTTGGCAGCAATTATGAGCCATAATCTTATACTTGGAGAGAGTGAAGAATCTAAGAGAAGGGTTATTACTGTACTTACAGCTTATCAGAAGGAATATTTGAAAGATGACAAGGATGGTACTTTATCTAAGTTCAAGCCTTCAATTAACTTTAGCTTCTCTAATACTCCTTTCCCACATCTTATGCTAAAGAATTCTCCTAATGAAATGTCTTGGCAGATGGGTTATAAGGATGAATATGGTATAGAGAAAGGCTCTCTAAATCAAGTACTTGCTGTATCTGCAAAGGATGATAGTGAAAAGTTAAGAGGTAAGAGAGGTTGGATTTTATTTGAGGAAATGGGTTCTTTTAAGGGATTGCTTTCTCTTTATGATATTACCAGAAAGTCAGTAGAGGATGGTGACTATACTTTTGCTATTATGTACCTTGTAGGTACTGCTGCTGAGAGTGAGTCTGACTTTAGTTCAGCCAAGACTCTACTTTATAATCCTGATGGTTATAATATACTATCTGTGGATAATGTATTTGATAGACCCAAGCAAGGTAAACCTAAGTTTGGTTTCTTCTTTCCATCTTATGTTAATAGAGCAGGATGCTATAATAAGGATGGTGTATCAGATGTAGTTAAGGCTCTTATAGAGATTCTTATTGTAAGATACAAGGCTAAATATAGTGCTGACCCTAAGTCTGTTCTCAGAGTAATTGCTGAGGACCCTATTACACCGGCAGAAGCTATTATTAAGGTTAAGGCAGCATATTTCCCTATTACAGCTTTGACTGAAAGATTAAGTCAATTGGACCAAGATGTACATGCTTATGATGATGTGTATATTGGTAAGTTAGTACAGAATAGTAATGGGGTAGAATTTACACCAACCAGTGATGTACCTATTAGAAAGTTTGGTGTAGAGAATGATACTCCGGGTGCTGTGGAAATCTTTGAGATGCCAGAGAAAGATAGGAATGGAAAGGTTCCACATACAAGATATATTATTGGTCATGACCCTGTAGATAATGACCAAGCTGAATCTTCCTCTCTCTCTTCTACCTTTGTTCTTGACTTATGGACTGATAAGATTGTAGCTGAGTACACTGGTAGGCAAGCATTTGCAAATGATAACTTTGAGATAGTAAGACTATTATGTCTGTTCTATAATGCCAAATGTTTGTATGAATCAAATAAGAAGGGTATTTTTGCTTACTTTAGTAAGATGAATTGTACTCACTTACTGGCTGATACTCCAGAGTTCTTAAGAGATAAACAGTTGATTAAGTATAGTAACTTTGGTTCTAATGCTAAGGGTGTTAATGCCTCAGCAGCTATCAATGCTTATGCCAATAACTTGATAAGAGACTGGTTAATGAAGCCTGTTACTATTGTACAGAATATTGATGGAGAAGACCAAGAAGTGACTGTATATAACCTTAACTTCTTAAGAAACAGGGCATTAATTGAGGAGTTAATTGCATTTAACCCAGAGATAAATGTGGATAGAATTAGGGCATTAGGTATGGTTATGCTGTATAGAGAAGATAAGATGGTCCTATATCAAGGAAACCCTTCAAGAGATTCAGAAGAAGTACCAAAGGATTATTTAGGGAATGATAAGTTCTTTACTGAGAATTACAGGGGGGTAGAAGTGCCTTTTCAGAAACCCGGTAAATTTAGTACAGAAGATGCAATTAGATAAACAAATCACTTATGTACTTGACTAAATGAACTTTTTTACTTACTTTTGTCACAAAATTAAATGATGGAAGACTATGGCAGATTTTTTAAACTTTCCCAGACAGATGCTTCCTTTCTCTAAGAAGACTAAGCAATGGAGAAAGGATTGTCTGTTGTGGGCTAATCAGAAGACATTCTTCAATTATAGCTTGGTTAGGAAGTCAGTAATCCATAAAAAGATAAACTATGACTTACTTAATGGTAGGCTACATATGTCAGACTTAGAACTGGTACTCAACCCAGATGGTATAAAGGCAGCTTACATTCCTGATAGGTTACAACATTATCCTATCATGAATAGTAAGTTGAATGTACTTAGAGGTGAGGAAAGTAAGAGAGTATTTGACTTTAAAGTTGTAGTAACCAATCCTAATGCTATCTCAGAAATAGAGGATAATAAGAAGAATGAGCTACTACAAAGGCTTCAAGAAATGATAACTGACACCTCAATATCTGAGGATGAATATAATATCAAACTTGAAAAACTAAGTGACTATTATACCTATGAATGGCAGGATATAAGAGAGGTAAGAGCAAATGAATTGCTTAACCATTATATCAAGGAATATGATATTCCTCTTATATTCAATAATGGTTTCATGGATGCAATGACTGTAGGTGAGGAAATCTATCAATGTGATATTGTAGGTGGAGAACCAGTCATTGAGAGAGTGAATCCATTGAAGATTAGGATATTCAAGTCTGGGTACAGTAATAAGGTGGAAGATGCTGATATGATAATCCTTGAGGATTATTGGTCTCCGGGCAGAGTAATAGATACATATTATGATGTATTATCTCCAAAGGACATAAAGTATATTGAAACTATGCCTGATTATATAGGTCAGGGAGCTGTTGACCAGATGGATAATATTGATGAGAGGTATGGATTTGTCAATCAGAATATGATTGGTGATGAAATAACTGTCAGAGATGGAACCTATTTCTTTGACCCAGCTAATTTATTCACAGAAGGTATAGCAAATTCACTGCTTCCTTATGACTTGGCAGGTAATCTTAGAGTGCTTAGATTATACTGGAAGTCTAAGAGAAAGATACTTAAGGTTAAATCTTATGACCCTGAAACTGGTGAGGAAGAATGGAACTTTTATCCTGAGAATTATGTAGTAAATAAGGAAGCAGGAGAAGAAGTACAATCATTCTGGGTTAATGAAGCATGGGAAGGAACTATGATTGGCAATGAAATATTTGTCAATATGAGACCAAGATTGATTCAATATAACAGGTTAAATAATCCTTCAAGATGCCACTTTGGTATTGTAGGTTCAATTTACAATCTAAATGACAGCAGACCTTTCAGTTTGGTAGATATGATGAAGCCATATAACTATTTATATGATGCTATTCATGATAGATTGAATAAGGCTATTGCTTCAAACTGGGGTTCTATCTTAGAGCTTGACTTATCTAAAGTTCCTAAAGGATGGGATGTTGGCAAGTGGATGTATTATGCAAGAGTAAACCATATTGCAGTTATAGATAGTTTCAAGGAAGGTACTATAGGAGCCTCTACAGGTAAGCTGGCAGGTGCTCTTAATAATGCTGGAAAGGGAATGATTGAAACCAATATAGGTAACTATATTCAGCAGCAGATTAACCTTCTTGAGTTTATTAAGATGGAAATGGCTGAGGTTGCAGGTATATCAAAGCAAAGAGAAGGTCAGGTATCTCAAAGAGAAACTGTAGGTGGAGTTGAGAGAGCTACTCTTCAATCAAGTCATATTACTGAGTGGTTATTTACTATCCATGATGATGTTAAGAAGAGAGCTTTAGAGTGCTTCTTAGAGACTGCAAAGGTAGCTTTGAAAGGTAGAAACAAGAAGTTCCAGTATATATTATCAGACACATCTACAAGGGTAATGGAGATTGATGGTGATGAATTTGCTGAGGCTGATTATGGTTTGGTTGTAGATAATAGCAATGGTACACAAGAGCTTCAACAGAAGTTAGATACTTTAGCTCAGGCTGCATTACAGACTCAGACTTTATCATTCTCTACTATCACTAAGCTCTATACATCAAGCAGCTTGGCTGAAAAGCAAAGACTGATTGAGAAAGATGAAAAACAGATTAGAGAAAGACAGGCACAGGCTCAGAAGGAACAACTTGAAGCTCAACAGCAAATAGCTGCTATGCAACAACAACAGAAAGAAGCAGAACTTCTCCAGAAGGAAGAAGCTAATATAAGAGATAATCAGACTAAGATAATAGTAGCTCAAATGCAAGCTGAATCAAAAGCAGATTTTGATGATGGAATTATGATTGATGATTATAGTCCGGAAGCTAAAGCTAATCTTGCTGAGAAGATAAGGGAGTTTGATGAAAAACTTAAACTTGATAAAGACAAATTGAAGCTGGATAAAAAGAAAGCTGAAACTGATGCAAGTATAAAGAGGCAAGCTCTAAGAAAGAAAAGTAGTACAACTAATAAATAAAAGATATGAAGACAATAAGAACTTTAGTAATAAGTCCTAATGCTCCTGATACTAATTCAGTATGGCTTAATAAAGGCACTGCTAAGTACTTTAACAATGGTGAATGGACTACAATAGGTGGAGATTCAGAACCTTATGTACTTCCTGCTGCAACCACAAGTACTATTGGTGGAGTAAAGAAAGCTACTAATGTGGCTAACTTGGCTACTGGAGCTGAATTGACAGCAGTAGTAACCCAGGTAAATGCAATTCTGTCTGCATTAAAGGTGGCAGATATTATGGTGAGAGACTCAAAATAATATACTATGTTTTTTACACAAGAAGATTATAGAAAGATAGAGAAGTGGCTCCTTGCAAACAGTAGGAAAGATACTGACTTTGCAGGAGCTGCAACTCCTCTAAAAGGAAATGAGATTCTGGCTATAGTACAGAATGGTCAGAATATGAAAGTCTCTTTAAAGGACTTCATAGACCAATTATTCTTACTTGGGGTTTCAGATTTTGTAAATATTACAGATAAGTATGGTGAATCTTATCTTGCATTATCCCAAGCCATTCAGCTTATTCCTTTCAGGAGTAGGAAGATTGGTCAGGTTATTACATTCCTTGATGAAGATGGAGAATGGAGACTATTTCAGTTTCAAGGAGAAAGAGTGAATCAATGGAATAATGCAACTTTATGGGTTGATTTAATTAAGAGAATACAAGGTATATCTATTATAGATAGTGAAGATATAACAGCTACTGTAGATAACTTGAATCAAGCTTCCTTAACATTTGCAGATAAGAACTATAATACTACTGACTATTCAGGTTTAGGTAGAGTGTATCTTAGAAAGAATATCCAGTCTGTAGTTAATCCTAATACTGGGATACCTTATTCTACTAACCTTCTCACTCAAGACATGTTGAGTAAAGAAAATACTATATATATCATACAGTATGACTATAGTTTAAACTACCAGACTATTACAATCCCAGAAGGCTGTGTACTACAGTTTGAAGGTGGTAGTATAAGTACTGGCACACTATCAGGGAGTAATACTATTATTACAGCAGAGCCATACAATATATTCAAAACTATAGGATTTGCAGGAACCTTTAATATTGAAAAAGTAATTCCAGAATGGTTTGGAGCTAAAGGGGATAATAGTACCATAAATACTAAACCTTTTCAAGATGCCATAGATTTTGCTGAGTTTGCAGCAACTAATGTAGAGTTTCAATCAGGGGATTATGTAATAGATGGTACACTATATATAAGGAAGCAAAGTAGAATACACATTACAGGTATGGGTAAGTATAAAACATTCATATACCTAAAAACTACAAGCCCTGTAAATTCTATGATTGATATAAACTCTCCAGAAGTGACAACTTACTACCAGTTTATAAGAATTAAGGATTTATCACTATATGTAAATAATAATGCTGATTATGGTATATATGCTCCTAAATTAACTGCAAGTGAAATTGATAGTATAACCATCTTTGGGGCAAGTAATTATGCTCTAAGGATAGAGTATGGATGGTCTAATATATTATATAATTGCGCATTTTCAAGAGGTACTAATGGAGTCTACCTTTATAGAAGTGCTAATGCTATAATGATGAGACAATGTACATTCACTAATCTTAGTGGAGTAGGTTTACATATGGAAGCTGGTAATGCTATTAGTGTAATGGACTGTGACTTTGAATTTGTAAAGGGGGTTCCTATTTATATTAAGAATAGGGTTACTAACCTTACAGTAAATGGATGTTACTTTAAAGGTAATAATGAAACTGGATTTGATTTTACTAATGTTGTTTTCAATGTAAAAACTTCAATTATAATAAATGGGTCTGCTATATCAGCAGATACTTCTTTTGGGGACACTTATAAAAATGAAAGTATAGTAATAACTAACAATTATTTTAATGAGTGGTTCACAAATTCTATTGTATTTGCAGCTTCTGTCATTGGATTAAATATTAGGGATAACTATTTCTTGAAGGAAGATAAGGATTGTTATATATTTGATGCTCCTATATGGGATAGTGCTGTTACCCTTGAGCAAGTTCAAATAGGAAACAATCCTATGTTTAGTGGTAATTTTATATCACCTCCAGAAACACAGAGCTATCTTACAGCTTGTGATATAAGAGTTGAGAATGCTATAAGAAAGAATTATCTTCCCTCAATAATGTCATGGGTAAAAAGTAATTCATCCTTAATATTTTCTGGTAAATACACTGATAAATATAATGGATTGAATACATTTGAACTGCAACAATCTAATCCTGCAAGCATTTACTATAGTATAAATACTACTGAACTTGCTGGGAAATGGATACAGTTTAGGTGTAAATATAAAACTTTATCACCTAATGTTAACCTTCACATGGGTATAAGTTTTGCTGATAAGTCAATTAATATTGGAAATACATCTCTTATTGCCACTCCATCTGATTGGTTAGATAGGTCTGCCTATTTATATATTCCAGAAGGGGTTACAGAGATAAATGTTTCATTTAGAATATATAGTAGTTTTCAAAACACCCCAGTATCTATTGCTATGACACAGCCTATCTTAGCTGAAATAGGTACTATATATGAGGATTATTTTGGTGATATAGACTTCAATAAAATTATTACTCAATATCTTAACCCCATATTTGGTTCTGGATGGGAGAATGGAGATATAGTATATGTAAGGAATAAAGGTATAATTTATGGTACTCCTTATCTTATCTATAAGGATGGGGCATGGTATAATTTTGATGCTACCTTATTAGATAAGGTAACTATAATCTAAATTAAATAAAGTAGTATTTGACATATAAGTCAAGTACTACTTTTACTTGCATATATAAGAACTTTTACTTATATTTGCAAGCAATAAAACAATATAAAAATATGGCTTTAAATATAACAATAAATAAGGTAAGTGTAGCAGCATCTTTTGCTGCTGGAGCTACAGTAGCAACTGCTGTTGCATCTGGAGGAACTACTCCTTATGTATATAGTTTAGCTACAGGTGGAGATAAGTTTGCTATTAATAGTTCTACAGGAGTAGTTACTACTATTGCAGCTATGGATATAACTAATATTGCCTCCTTTAGTGTTAAGGCTACAGATAGTACTACCGGAGCTGCTCCCACTATTACCCCAGATGTAATCTATCCTCCTATCCAAACTGCAATCAGAAGTAAGTTTGATAGGACAAATGTGATATATAAAATCACCAAAGATATAGACTTAGGTCATGGTATATTAACTATTCCAGAAGGATGTACACTTGATTTTCAGGGAGGGTCATTTACTAATGGAACTATAGTTGGGACTAATAGTGATATTAGAGCTGATGAACATGTTACTATTTTTAAAGGGATAGTTATTGAAGGAACTTGGAAAGTAAAAGAAATAAGTAGTGGATGGTTTAATTTCAGATATACTGCTGGCTCTAATAATCTACAAAACTTACAGAACTTATTTAATCTTTCCAGTAATTCTTATAAGGGGGTTATTAACATATCTCAGGGGGATTATTATATAACAATAGCAAATAATAGTACAGACTCTATTGTTATTTACAGTAATACTACTGTGAATTTAAATGGTAATATTATACTGAACCCCAATGATTTAACTAACTACAACATAGTTACTATCAGACAGAGAAACAACATTATTATACAAGGAGGAGGCTCTATTGTAGGAGATGTTGTTACCCATACTGGTACAACAGGTGAATGGGGTATGGGTATCTCTATATATGATGGGAATAACATCACAATTAAAGATGTATCAGTAAAGAATTGTTGGGGAGATGGAATATATATAGGTCAGGTTAAGGCAGCTACAACCAGCTATTCTTCAAATATTCTAATAGACAATGTTACTATAGATTCTAATAGAAGACAGGGTATTTCTATAATTTCTGTTGAAAATCTTACTATTAGAAACTCCAGAATAATAAATACAGGAGCTATTAAGTTTACAAGTCCTGGAGCTGGTATTGATATTGAGCCTAATATAGCTAATGCTATGGTAAGGAACATAAACATTGAAGGTTGCTATTTTAATGGTAATAAACAAGGTATTAGTGGTGATTTACTTATCACAGCTTTAATATTTGGTAGTACTGTAAATACAACATTCAGTGCAACAATAAGTAATTGTTATTTTGCTACAAGAGTAAGGCTAACCTCAAGTATGAGGAACTTAACTATTACATCTTCTTATATTAATACTCTTGATGTACCTAAAACTGATAGTCATTATTATAAAACTTTAGTTAGTGGGTGTTTAATAAATGGTAGTATGCTAGATATGAATAACCCTGGAATTTTCTATTCAGGTTGTTCTTTTACTAGTGCACGAGGTTCAAACCCAAGAAGAGTATTTGCTATTAGTTCTAATGCAGAGAACCCTATAACAAAAATAACCTTCCCTAAAGCTGATGCCCTTATAAATATTAAGGTATTTTCCGGATATAATGCTATAAATGCTTCTTGTATATCTGAAATATCTATTAGAGGGAGATATATCAATGATAATAACAATAACATGAGTAAATCATCCACTGTGGTATATGATGATACTGGAGTAGGAAACATTGATTTATCTAAATATAGGGATAAGAGTGTGCTTGTATCAAAACCTATTCAGGCAGAAGATGGAAGTTGGGAGATATATTTAAAGACTTATACTGATGTATATTTTACAGGAATAGTGGTTATTGAACCTGTATTATACACAACACCTACTCCATTCTTTACAGGAGTAGTAGTATCAAATGTACCTTCTGCTCCTGCTGGAGCTGATTTCAAAACAGTATTAAGTCAGCCATGTCATGGTACAACTGAAATTATAAACAGTATTATAGAACCAAAAGCAGGTGTTGTTGTTTATAATGACACTTTGAATAAACCGGTATTTGGTAATGGTACTACATGGGTAGATGCAACTGGAATTACAGTTTAAAATAATATAATATGAAAGATATACAGCAATTAATTAAAAAGAATAGTCAAGAGGGAAGATATGAAGACATCTTCCCTAAGACTTTTATTGATGCAGTCTTAGATAAGGAAAGTGGGGTAACATTGACAGATATACTTGCAATGTTTAATATGCTATTCTTATCTTATAATGGTAATAGAAGTCAAACAAGGCTACAAGTTCCTTCCAGCCTTAGAAGGGAAGGGTTATGGGTTACTTATGTCTTATATGATAAGACAGTAGTTACTGAATGGTATAGTGCAGAAGCTATTGATGATACTACCTTTGGAGATAGTGCAAACTGGAGAGATGGTAGTAATGCACTTGTAGGTGATATAGCTATATCCTCAGATGGGTATTGGGTAATCAATGGAGAAGTTACTAACATTAAAGCACAGGGAGAAGCTGGTATTACTCCTATTCTTAGGGTAGGTTCTAATAATCACTTACAAGTTTCATATACTAATGGTAGTAGCTATGTAGATGTATCCTCTAATCCTGTGTTTACTCAGTTTAGAGTAAGTAATAACAAGTTACAGCAATCTACAGACTTAGGTGAATCTTGGAGTAATATTTCAGAAGAGTTAGCTTATAAATTTAGAGAGTCTGGTAATAAGATTCAAATGTCAAAAGACCTTGGGAATACATGGGAAGATGTATCTGATTATATTGCAGCATGGTTTAGATTTACAGGAACTACTGGTAGCAGCCAAGCTGATAATAAGGTTGGTAAGATACAGATTAGTAGAGATAATGGTGCTACATGGTCTGATTTAAGTGGAGAATTTACTAACAGTTTACATATTAAAGGATATGTAGCTACTGTAGATGCTCTTCCTTCTACTGCTGTTCAAGGTGATATTTATGGTGTTGGTCCTACTTATGACCCAAGTGATACTGAACATACTAATCCTATCTATCAATTATATGTTAAAAATAGTACTGGATGGGTTAATAATGGTAGATTTACTTCTATTGCTGCTGGTGTAGTACAAGAAACAGGTAATAGTGAAACTGCTGTGATGAGTCAAAAAGCAGTATCTTGGAAATTCTTAGCAGACAAATCATTCTCTGGTAGGTGTAGTATTGACCCTAATATGCTGGTTTCTATTTCATCAGGAGGAAACTTTGCCGGATATAATAAAGCAAGTACTTATGATGCAGCTTGGTTCCAAGTAATGGAAGATAGTGGTACTATTAATGTAACTGGAGCTACTGTAAAGTTAATGGCTTGCTTTAACTCATTAGAACCTGCAGAAGGGTCTTTTATTGGTATTTTATATAATAATCGAGCAATTCCTGCTGGAACTAAACTTATTATTATAGACTTAGAAAAGGCTGCTAATGAAGGCAAGTATCCTGCCTATGTAGATTTAGTAGTTACTACTGATAGTACTGGAGCTACAAGAAAACAAGTTACAGAATTAACAAGCAAAATTGAAAGTATTAATACTAATAAAGGAAAGGATGTTCAGTCAATATCAGCAGAGGTTATTAGAAATAGTTGTATTAGACAATCTTTTATAACTAATATTAATTATACAAATATACACGTTGGATACTATAATACTGATACTAATAGTATTGCTAATAATTCTAATTATACCTCTTATGAGTATGATATGTCTAAATATAATAACAAAATATTACATTTCAAAACATACTCATCTGGTACAATGTGGGGTATTATTCTCTTAGATGCTAATGGTGACATTATTAGCAAACTATACCAATCATTTTCATCAGGTATTCCCGTAGCAAATGCAATTGATAATGATATCTTTATACCTTTTGGTTCTGTAAAAGCTTATGTAAACTTAGCAAATAATGCAGGTTATCCTGCATCTGTTTACTATGATTCTGGGGAAAGAACTTCATGTAAATATGATATAGTTCCAGTAAATCTTAAAGTAAGGGATTTAGCTACAAGAATAGGAGAACCAGTTGTAATGTTATCTCACTTGATTCAATTAAGTGGTACAGAGATAAGCCCTAATGGTAATATTCTTCCTTCTGATGGGCACCACTGGGACTTAGCTTTTTTAAAGTTGAATCCTGATAATATAGACCCAGTGAGATTAGAATGTAACTATCCTGTATTTAGTTGGTGCTGGTATAATAGTGATGAACTTAATTCAACAAACTATTTAGGAAGTAACAGAACTGGTATCCCTTTAGAAGGTGCTACTTACTGTGTACTTCTGTTTCAAACAACAGAGATTGCTAATAAACAAGGTTATAATAATTTAAGGGTTTACAACCAAAAAGGCACTCTGATTGACCAAGAATTTGCATTAAGAAAATTAACATATACTCCTTTACCAAGAGTAGAGACTGTAAAAGGTAGTTGGATTAATTCCAGTGGGTCTGTAAGTGTGAATTCAAATTTTGAATATGTAAAATTTAGTATTCCTGATATTAATCAGGATTATGCTCTTACATCCAGTGTTGGTGGAAGTACTTCCCTAAGTTTACTTAACTTCTATGATGCTGAGGGTAACTTTTTAAATAGTATGTTCTATGTTAAAACTGTCCCAGGTGGTAGGGCTCAAGAGGAAAATGCTCCATTTAGATGTCCTGCTGGTACATCTTATGTGTTGGTTAATAGTGCATTAGCTACTACAGAAGAATCTATTAGGGTAAGCCAAATAAACTGGGGAGATTATTATAATCTACAGAATCTTGAAACTAACAATGATGGAAAAAAATCAAAGTTGATGAAAGTTCATGTGTATGGTGTTACTACAGGAAATGGTACAGAATTGTTCTATGTAAGAACTAAGTATAATGATGCTAAAGATATTATTATGGCATATTATACAAATGGTAATGGACTCATCTCTCCAAGGGCAGCTTATGTAGGTGCTAATACTTTAACAGATGCTCAGATAATGACATCTACTTACTTGGTTTCAAGTCATAGTGATAGTACTGCTCCTTTATTTACAATGAAGGAATACTGGCACTTATTTGCACAACATGGTTATGTAATCCCAACTTTAGCTAACTCAGTTAATATGACATCTGCTGATGGGGGTGCTTTATGGCAAGACCAATTAGGAAGGCAGTACAATATTGGTTCTGTAACCACTTCTACTATCCAATTACTTCCTGTTGTAACAAGAGGTAGTGTAGAAGAAGCAGACTCAAGAAGTTGGAAGACTCCTACTGGACCAGCTATTACTTCCTTATCTCATGTTAGTGGTGGTGTAGTTACTACCCCAATTACTACTGTAACTTCATTAAGTGTAACTCAGTTGAGACCTATAATGGAGGTTTACAATAGAAAGATGCTGGCTGATGGAGTTAATCTTACTAAGGCTGGAGATTATTACTGTGATGAGTTCCAAGTATCAGAGAGTCAAATAGGTTATGACCCAGCTTGGGTGGATACATGGTATCCTACTCCAGTTCTTAAAGGAGTTCCTGAAATGGCAAGATTTACATGGAGCTATAATTTTAAGGGTGCTACTTGTGGTGTAAATACTACCATAGATATTAGAAGAAAAGTTGAAGCAGCAAGCTATGGAGCTACGCAGCAACAAACTTTCTTTGATATTGGAGACTACAAGGCAATGTTCATTATCCCTAAAGCAGCCTCACAATCTGGGGTAGCATTAGATAAACCATTTAATTCTTCTTCAAAAGGGTCAATGGGTTATGAATTTTATAGAAATTCTACCTATTTGAAGGATGTAAATAAACCTATTGACAGGTTAATTGGTTATTTACATAATCCAACTACTAATGACTACTTGGTAGGTATGGCTGCTGGACTAAGTATAGTAAGTGGTGATACTGTTCCTGAAAAGAGAAATGCTAATATTGCCATTGTTCCTAATGATAAGGATTACCACTCAAGATTGGGAAGTTTCTCCCCATATAATACTAATAAATTTTATATAGCTGCTGTGAACTCTTATCCTTTCAAGGATGATAATTACAATTTCCCTAATACTTACTTTAAGGAGATTAATTATTATGTATCTTACTTTGACCCAGCAGAAAATGTAGGTCAAGTATATTGGTACAAAGATGGTAGCAATTATGTTATTTATGCACACTGCCAGTCTAAACAAGATAAGATAGCATTAAAACTTCCTTCATTTATGGAAGGATTGAATGTGGATATAGTTGAACAAACTGATGGGGCTACATTACTCTCAAGCACTATTCAAAATGGGCAATTATTTGTAAGTTATAATAACGAAGCTAACTATATTGTAGTTAAGACAAGGTAACTTGTTATGTAAGTAAATCACTTATACTCTTGTATAGGTGATTTATTTTTATTATGTTTGCACAATAATATAAGGGAAGAAGATATGAAGAAGTATATATTATTTATAATACTAATATTGATTGGAGCTATAGCTTATCTATCATATCAGAACAGACAATTAACTACTAAGTATGAAACTTCCATTGAGAATATTAAGGCTTATGATGCTGAATTGAGTGGTTTAACTAATGATACTAAGGTATATAAACTAACAATAGAACAGCTTAATTACTTCAATGATTCCATCACTAAGAAGATGAAAGTGGTCCAGAAGGAATTAGGAATAAAGGATAAGAGATTACAACAGCTTCAATATGAAGCAAGTCATGCACAAAGAGCTGATACTATTATCCTAAAGGACACTCTGTTTAGAGACCCTCAGTTAAGGCTTGATACTATAGTGGGAGATAAGTGGTTTAAAACTAATCTTCATTTGGAATTCCCAAGTACTATAGCATTGAAACCTGAGATAGAGTTAGAGAGATACACATTCATAAATGGTAAAAGGGAGACTGTGAATCCACCAAAGAAATTCTTCTTATTTAGGTGGTTCCAGAAGAAACATACAGTAGTAGAAGTGAATGTAAGGGAAATGAACCCTTATGTTAAGAACAAAACTCAAAGATTTATACAAATAGTTGAATAGTTATGATTGATATTGGAATAATAGTAACAGCAGTAGTAGGTATCATAACTACATTTGCTTCTGGATGGACTGCATGGTTCTTTACAAGAAAGAAATATAATGCAGAGGTAGATAACTCCTTATTGGAGAATCTACAGAAATCATTGAATTTTTACAAGAACTTGTCTGATGATAATAGACAAAGACTTGAAACAATGCTTGAGAGGAACAGTAAATTAGAAGAAGAAGTACTTGATTTAAGAAAGCAAGTTAATGATTTAACCATGAGTATATGCTTGAATTTAACTTGTAAAGTAAGACAATTAGTAAAAGAATAATAATATGAAAAGAACACTTAATCTTGGGAGTCTTTCAAGAATAGTTGAAGGAGACCCTAATGAAATAACAGATGATGAAATCCTTGTAATCAAGGATAAGATTATAGAGGGTAAAATAATTGATATTCAAAAGGAGAGTTGATGGTAAATTAGTGTCTCTTATTACTGAGAAATACACTTATACCATCAATCCTACTCCTGCTGATGCTATAGTAGTTATCAATGGTTCAACTTGAGATAGAGACTGATGATGAAACTATACTTAGAGAAACTTTAGATAATACTGAATCTAAATATTATATAAAGCTAAGGATAGTAGATATGGTTATAATCTATCAGAATGGTGGAAAGTCTGGAGTGGGTCAAGTAGTAACTGAGGAAACCAGAGCTAAAATAAGTAAAGCACATAGAGGACTTAAGAAACCTATGTCAGATGTAGGTAAGCTCAATATAAGTAAAGCTCATAAAGAACCAAGACCTTATATGAGAAAGAAAATAGTTCAATTAACCAAGGATGGAGAGATACTAAAAGTATGGAATGGAATAAAGGAGGCTGCAAATGCCTTAAACTTAAATCATTCTAACATAAGTGCAGCTCTTACTAAGAATGGGAGACATAGAACTTGTGGTGGTTTTAAATGGGAATATTATGAAATTACTTTTAAAGAGAATAGCTAAGAAGGAAAATTATACGATTGGGAATCTATATGTTAATAATGTATTTTTCTGCAATACATTAGAGGACAAAGACAGAGGTCTCCATGAAACACAATCTCTTCTGGAGATACAGAGTAAGAAGGTCTATGGACAGACAGCAATTCCTTATGGAACTTACAAGATTGATATGAATACTGTAAGTCCTAAATTCAAGGATAGGTCATGGGCTAAATTCTGTGGAGGAAAGTTACCCAGACTTATAGATGTTAAAGGATATGAGGGGGTACTAATCCATGTTGGTAATAAAGCTGAGGATACCTTAGGTTGTATCCTTGTGGGAGAGAATAAAATAAAAGGGCAAGTAATCAATAGCACAGCTACCTTTCAGGAGTTATATTCAGTTATGCTGAAAGCAAAGCTCCTTGGAGAGGAACTAAGTCTTACAATTGAGTAGAATTGTAGAGGGTATAGTTTAGTTACTATGCCCTTACTTTTTGGCAGTAAATAAGTAATTTATTTATAGAGTTGCAATGGTATTGTTTACTATGTTGTAGAAGTCATAAACTCCTCTTATCTTTGCATCAGTTTAATAACTAAAGGAGTAGAAATATGATAGGAGAATTAAGTGAAGACCTCATTATGACAGGGGATGAAATAGATGTTGATAATCTATTTTCTGATGATGGGGGTGAAGAAGAAACACAGGTAACTCCACCTGCCCCAAAGGAGAAAGAAGACAAAGAAAATGAAAAAACTACTGAGGAAGAAGAGATAAATCCTGATGATTTATTTGATAATCCAGAGAGCGTAGGTAGTGGAAAAGATAATCAAGAAGAAGAGGAAGATACCCAATCTGAAAAGGACAAAGGTACTTCTCCCAAAACTAACTTCTACTCTTCCATTGCCAGTGCCTTGAAAGAAGAAGGTATCTTCCCTGACCTTGATGATGATACATTAAATGGTATCAAGACTCCAGAAGATTTTGCAGAAGCAGTTGAAAAGACTGTTCAAGCAAGGTTGGATGAAAGACAAAAGAGAATTGATGCTGCATTACAAGCTGATGTAGAACCAGATGAAGTAAGAAGGTATGAACAAACCCTTGCTAATTTGGATGCAATCAAGGAGGAATATATAACTGATGAAACTGAAAAGGGTGAAAGATTGAGAAAGAATTTAATCTATCAGGACTTTAGGAACAGAGGTTATAGTGAAGCCAGAGCTAAAAGAGAAGTTGAAAAATCTTTTAATGCTGGTACAGATATTGAAGATGCAAAAGAGGCATTGGAAAGTAACAGAGAGTACTTTAGCAATCAATATCAAGACCTAATCAAGGAAGCTCAAGAAGAGGCAAAAGAAGAACAAAGGAAAATTAAAGAAGAGGCTGCTCAGTTAAAGAAAGCAATGCTTGAGGATAAGGAAGTATTTACAGGTATTACACTTGATAAGACTACAAGACAAAAAGCATTTGAGAATATAACTAAGCCTGTCTTTAAAACAGAAGATGGAGAATATTTGACTGCCATTCAAAAATATGAAATGGATAATCCAGTTGAGTTCAGAAAGTATCTGTCTGTATTGTTCACTATGACTGATGGCTTCAAGAATATTGATGGTCTTGTAAAAGGTAAAGTAAAGAAAGAAGTCAAGCAAAGTCTTAGAGAATTAGAGCATAAACTCAGCAGCACTGCCAGAACCTCAACAGGTAATCCAAGATATGTTGGAGGAGTTGAGGAAGATACTGAGTCTTATATTGGAAAGGGCTGGGACCTTGATGTCTAAAAACATATTAACTAACAAAAATAATTAACAGATTATGGCTGGTAAATTAGGTAAATTTCAAATGTTAGGCTTCCAACACTGGAAGGGTCTGACAAGTGACAACCACCTTGGAGCTATCTTCCAACAAGCACCTCAGAAGGCTACAAACCTTATGGTGCAACTGTTGGCTTTCTATAGAGGAAAGAGCTTGGATACATTCCTTAATTCATTCCCTGTAAGAGAGTTTGAAGATGATAATGAATACTACTGGGATGTTATTGGTTCTTCAAGGAGAAACATTCCTCTTGTAGAAGCAAGAGATGAAAATGGTGTTGTAGTTGCTGCTGATGCAGCTAATGTGGGAGTTGGTACATCTCCTTTCTATCTGGTATTCCCAGAAGATTGGTTTGCAGATGGTGAAGTTATTGTAGGTAACTTGAACCAAGTATATCCATTTAGAATCCTTGGTGATGCAAGAATGGAAGGTACTAATGCAGTGTACAAAGTAGAACTTATGGGTGGTAATACTCAAGGTGTTCCTGCTGAAAGACTGCAACAAGGAGAAAGATTCTCTATTGAATTTGCTCCTGTAGAAAAAGAACTTTCAAGAAAGGTTGGTGATGTTAGATTCACTTCTCCTGTATCTATGAGAAATGAATGGACTACAATCAGAATCCAACATAAGGTAGCTGGTAATAAGCTGAACAAGAAACTTGCTATAGGTATTCCTATGGTTAGAAATCTTGAAAGTGGAAAGCAAGTGAAGGACACTGCAAACATGTGGATGCACTATGTAGATTGGGAAGTAGAACTTCAATTTGATGAGTACAAGAACAATGCTATGGCATGGGGTACTTCAAACAGAAATCTGAATGGTGAATACATGAACTTTGGTAAGTCAGGTAATGTAATTAAGACTGGTGCTGGTATCTTCGAGCAAACAGAGGTTGCTAATACTATGTACTACAATACATTCAGCTTGAAGTTACTTGAAGATATGTTGTATGAACTATCTGCTTCAAAACTTGCAATGGATGATAGACTATTCATCATTAAGACTGGTGAAAGAGGTGCTATTCAGTTCCATAAGGAAGTATTGAAGACTGTATCTGGTTGGACTACATTTGTACTTGATAATAACTCTACAAGAGTTGTTGAGAAAGTTCAGTCTAAGCTACACAGTAATGCACTAAGTGCTGGTTTCCAATTTGTTGAATACAAGGCTCCTAATGGTGTAAGGGTAAGATTAGATGTTGACCCATTCTATGATGACCCTGTAAGAAATAAGATTCTTCACCCAAATGGTGGTGTTGCTTTCTCTTATAGATATGATATTTGGTACATTGGTACTATGGACCAACCTAATATCTTCAAGTGTAAGATTAAGGGTGACAATGAATACAGAGGATACCAGTGGGGTATCAGGAATCCTTTCACAGGACAAAAGGGTAATCCTTATATGTCATTTGATGAAGATTCTGCTGTAATTCACAGAATGGCTACATTGGGTGTTTGTGTGCTTGACCCAACAAGAACAGCATCATTAATCCCTGCAATTCTGCAAGGATAAAGCATAGAATAAAAGGGGAGGGAAATTCTCCCTCTCCTTTTCTTTTTTAAGATATTAAATGGAGAAGTAATATGGCAAAAGAAGTTAGTAAGATGGTTTTGGATGATGAAGAGATTATGAAGGAAACACCAGTTGTACCTGATGTAGATAACCTCTTTGAAGAACCAAAGACAAGAAAAACAAAGAAACAAGCAGTAACAGAGGACAATGATGAACCTATTAACTGCCTAAGAAATGAAAGAGTTATAGTAAGGTTTGTTCCCAAGCAGACTGGTTTAGTTTCAAACCCTAAGCATATCTTATATGGAGGTATGGCAGAAGCAGCAGTAAGATGGTTTACTCTACCAAGATTAAGTTCTGGTATGTATGTAAATGCTCTCACTGATAAAGAGAAAGCCTACCTTGAAGATGTAATGGGTCTTGAATATAATGCTCTATCTATCTATAAGAAGGTAGATAATTATTGGGATAATCTCGCAGTCAGATTAACTAAGCAAGATAATTTCTTGAACTTAGCTGACCCTGATGATTATATCAAATATAAAATCCTTTTAGCAAACAAGGACTATATTGCATCTTCTCTTCAAGAGCTGCAAGACAGACCTAAAATGACTTATCAGTTTGTAATTGTACAGGAAGGTGAGGAAGCTAAGACTGCTAAGAAGGAAATGAATGCTACAATGCAGTCATACATGAAGTTTGGTGAAATTCAAGATGATGATGATAAGCTAAGAGTAATCATTGAAACTATTGATGGAAGACCTCTTGCTAAGACAACTAAGATTGAATTCTTACATGAGAAGATTAACAAGCTAATTCAAGCTGACCCAAAACTTTTCTTAAGAGTTGCAGAAGACCAGTATCTTGATACTAAAATTCTGATTAAGAAGGCTATTGAAGAAGGTCTAATTAGTAACAGAGGTGGTATGTTATACCTGAAATCTGATGGTTCTCCTCTATGTGGAGATAATGAAGAACCTACTTTAAGTATAGCTGCTAAGTTCTTAAGTGCTCCTAAGAGACAGGAATTGAAGTTCAGTCTGGAAGCAAAGCTAAAAGAATAAAGATATGAATGTTAATGAATTTTCTAATGAATTTGATGTACTCTATAATAACATAATGAGCAATGCTGCTCCGGGATTAAATGAGTATGAAAAGTCTGTACTGCTTACTAAGGCTCAGGAAGAGATAGTTAAGAACTACTTTGAACCTGCTGGTAATAAGTATGGAAAAGGATTAGATGATTCACCAAAAAGACAAATAGATTTTTCAGAATTAATAAAGGTAGGGCAAGGAGTACTTAATACAAGTGCTCCTACTATCACCTTTGATAAAAGAGCTAAGGTATATGATTTACCTGCTGACTTATTCTTGGTTATAAATGAGGCTGTTGATACTAATGCAGGAACTAAACAGATAGTTCCAATCAGTTATTCTGATTATACAAGGCTTATGTCAAGACCTTACAAGGAACCAGTTAAATATCAGGCATGGAGAATAATTACTTCTTCTATAAACAATATCTCTGTAGAACTAATAGTGAACAGTAATGAAACTATTACAGACTATAAGGTAAGATATATAAGAAGACCTGCTCCAATTATCACTACTAATCTATCTTCTGAATATGGTGATGTCACAATAAATGGTGTAAGCACTATTTCAGAATGTGAGCTTAACCCAATTATTCATAGTGAGATATTACAGAGGGCAGTTGAATTGGCTAAGGCAGCTTACCAAGGAGATTTGCAAGCAAGTGTTGAATTAGGACAAAGGTCAGAGTAAAAATATAAAGTATGACTAATAAAGAATTTTCTGATGGATTCAGTACTTTACTTAACTCATTTGGTATCACTCCTAATATAACCCTTGATGAATATGAGAAATCAACATTTCTCACTAATGCTCAAGAACAATTGATTATTGACATCTACTCTGGAAGGAATGTTATTTATGGTAAGTCCTTTGAACAGACAGAAGAAATAAGAAGATATTTGAGCAATTTGGTGGAGACCTATGAAACAAGTACTAAGGTTACAGGAAAGCTTGGATTATCAAAAGATTCAGTGTTCTTTGAGATACCACAAGATACTTGGTTCATTACTTATGAAGTGGCACTCCTCAAGGACAGTAGATTAGGTTGCTTAGATGGTATAGAGGCAAGTGTGGTTCCATTACCACAGGATGATTTATATAGAGCAAAAGATAATCCATTTAGAGGACCAAGTAAAGACAGAGTACTAAGACTTGATATAAAAAGTGATTTAGCTGAATTAATCAGCAAGTATAATGTGGACAAATATTTAATGAGATATATCTCTCAACCTACTCCTATTATACTGGTAGATTTACCTGATGGACTAAGTATCAATGGTATAAGTACTGAAAGTGAATGTGAACTAAATCCTGTAGTACACAGAGCAATACTTGAAAGGGCTGTACAGCTTGCCATAATAAGTAAAACTCAACTGACAGGAAATAAAGAATAAAAACAAAATTTATAAACTAATTAAAAACAATTATTAATTATGGCAGTTTTTAGTATAAATCAAGTAAGACAGCTATATGTTGCAAAGGTTCTCAAAGATAAAACAGCAGACCTTACAACTGCTGGTGATATTATGCCAAAGGCAGATAAAGCTAAAACTACTCTGTATTTTCAGTCTATGTCTCCTGCTGGAATTGTAGCAAGTGATAAGATTGATATTAAGAATGTAATATCAGCAAAGGCTACAGCTTCAAAAGATTTGGCTCATAAGTTGGTGAGATACTCAGTTACTCTTGATGCAGGTGTATCTGCAACTCCTGTAGCAGGTCAGAATTATATCTTGAGATTGGCTTTTAGACAATACATTGGTTTGTCAGAGGAAGACCAGTACTTCAAGTATGGTGAAGTAATTGCAAGAAGTGGAATGACTGCATCAGATTTCTACAAGAAGATGGCTATTTCTTTGGCTAAGAACCTTGAGAATAAGACAGAATCTACTCCTCTTGTGAATATTTACCTTAATAGTACAGCAGCTTCTACTGAAGTTCCAGTAACAGCTACCACTAAGGAATCAGCCCTTACTGCAACTGACTATGACCAAATCATCATTGAGGAAACAGAGCAACCTTGGGTTCTTGGCATGATGCCTCAGGCATTTATTCCTTTCACTCCCCAGTCACTGACTATTACAGTTGATGGTGAAGATAGACTTTGGGGTGTTGCAACTGTAGCTCCTCCTAAGAAGACTGTTCCTGATGGACATCTTATTGCAGACCTTGAATACTTCTGTATGGGTGCAAGAGGTGACATCTACAGAGGAATGGGTTATCCTAACATTATTAAGACTACTTACTTGGTAGACCCAAGTGCAGTTTATGATGTACTGGATATTCACTATTTCTATACAGGAAGCAATGAATCAGTTCAGAAGTCTGAAAAGACTATTACACTGGTTGCTGTAGATGATGGTAGTCACACTGCAATGAATGCTCTAATTGATGCTATCAATACTGCATCAGGGCTTGCAATTGCTACTTTATCAGAGTGATATAGCATTAGAAGGGGCATAGAATTAACTATGCTCCTTTTTTTTTTATCAATTAAAAATATGAACTATGATACATTTTAATCAGCTTAATATTAGCCCGGATAATAGATTTCTTATAATTGATGTATCCATAGATAATCAGGACTACTTTGATGATGTCCTATTAGATAGTATAATCATTGATACCCAAGATACTTTTGTGATGAATGGACCAAGTGACAATCCTCTTTATGTATATAATGTAGAGGATGCTTATGATTTAACCTATTCTCTTCCTGAGCAATGTAGTTGCAACCCAGTAAGAGCCAAGGAAGATGAATCATACTGTTTCACTTATGGTACACAACAAATGAAGAATGTAAGACTTGAATTGAATATTCAAGACTTAAAGGTTTCTCCTTGCAGTACTATGTTTTTTGTGTATGTAAAGTCTAAAGGTACTCCATCAACTGATACTCCATGTGGATTTGATAAGGACCAAATATTAGGTACTGTAATTAATTTACAACCTATATACAAACAGACTCTCAAGTATCTAAAGGAAGTAGAATGTGATTGTAATATACCAAAGGGTTTCATTGATATGATACTTAAGTTAAAGGCAATTGAACTTTGTGTTAGAACAGGAAACTATCCACAGGCTATTAAGTACTGGAATAAGTTCTTCATAAAGAATAATTGCAAGTCTCCAATCTCTAATTGTGGATGCTATGGATAAAATGCTTGAAATATCTGAGGAAGCCATCACAAGATACTTTACTACTCTATCTCAATTTGGATATAAGAAGTACAGTGATGTAGATAAGATAATTGTTCTCTTCTTCATGGAAGAAATGTTAGCAGGAGAAATGTCTTATTATGTGACACAAGATGATTATAGAAATATAGTCAATGCACTATATTGTCTGGCAGGAAGTACTTGTATGATAGACTTTCCAATGTTTGAGAGCTATGATACTTTGGTTCATTCTAACAAAAGAACATTTGTACCAAGAATAACAGAGGATAGTATATTAAGAAGTACTGAGGATGATAACTTTAGAGTAGAAGCATAATCTTTATACCCTGAATATAAAAATAGTAAAACCCTTGTAAGTGTAGATAATTTATTCTATATTTGCAAGGGTTTTAAAGTATAACTAAATAATTAATAATATGACATACAATGAGTTAATCTATATGGTATTGGATGAACTTAAGTTGAGTTCTGATGATTCATACTTCACTCCAGACCATGTTATATTTCTGCTTGTAAAGTATAGGCCATTCTTGCTGAAACAGAGATATTCTGATATAAAGAAACAGATACCAGATAGTGACTATCAGAGTATATGTTTAGACCTTATTGAGGTTCCAGCTATTAGTGGAGAACCTTGTGAAGGTAGCTCTTATTTAAGAAGTAAGAATAAGGTTCCTACTACTATGATGATAGGTAATCCAAGAGTATATCCTATGGACTTTTATCAAGGTGAGATTACTTATATAAGTAGGAATAGAATGAGATATGTAGGTTATAGCAAGTTCCTTAGAAACATAATCTATTGTTCAAAAGCTCCTGATGGATACTTATATTTCAAGTCATGGAATCCTCAGTTCCTATATCTGGAGAAAGTAAGATTTAATGCAATCTTTGAAGATGCTAAGGAAGCATCAGAATTAGCTTGTCCAGAAGAGAATGGTGCAATATGCAAGTTAGAGGATAAGGAGTTTCCAATAGAAGATGCTTTAGTTCCTCCACTAATTGAACTTGTGGTAAAAGAATTGAGAGGTCCTGAGTATAGTCCAAAGGATGAAGATAATAATGCTCATGATGATTTAGATGATGTAAGATAATGGAGACACTGGGAGAATTTAAAAGGAGGATAAAGAAGGTCAATCAACCAAGAGAGTATAAAGTAAGAAACTCACTTGGTGTTTATGATGGCTATAAGTATTATAGAAAGAATAAACCTGATAGTAAAGAATATGTTCTTACTGAGTCACAATACTTTGCTATTATAAGAAAGATAAACTTACATTTGGTTGATGAATTATTACTGGGTCATGATGTCAAACTTCCTAAATCAATGGGTACTATTGAAATAAGGAAATATGACAGGAGAGTAAGGTTAGGGATGGATGGAAAGATTCATACTAATCTCCCTATAGACTGGGATAAGACACTCAAACTTTGGTATGAAGATGAAGAGGCTTTCAAAGATAAGACATTAGTTAGAGTAGAGGAGAATGAAATCTTTAAGGTATATTACAATAGGGAGTTAGCTACTTATAGCAATAAATCTTACTATGAATTCCTCTTTAATAAAGATTTAAAGATAAGACTTAAACAAAGAATAAAGGAGGGTTTAATAGATGCTCCTTACTTAGAAAGGAAATTAAGATATGGTTAATAATGTTAGCTATGTAAATATAAGAGTAGTGCTTGACAGATTACTAAGACACCCACTACTTACTGACCTCAATCTTGAAACAGCTATTCAATATACATTGGACTTTATTAGTGCAATGGGACTCCCTAATGTCTATGTTGATAAGATTGAGACTATAGATATTAAGGAGTATAGAGGAGAACTCCCTTGTGATTTAATCTCTATTAATCAAGTCAGGTTACATAAGAATGGAATAGCTTTAAGAGCTATGACTGATAATTTCAATGCTTATCCTACCCATGACCATAATAGAGATTGTTCAAGAGGAGAACCTTCTTTCAAGACACAAGGAAGGGTAATATTTACTTCAATAAAAGAAGAGAAGATAGATATTAGCTATAAGGCTATTATGTTGGATGATGAAGGTCTTCCTTTAATTCCTGACAACTCTATCTTCCTTAAAGCATTGGAACTATATATCAAGAAGGAGTGGTTCACTATTCTTTTTGATATGGGTAAAATAAGCCCTGCTGTATTAAATAATACTCAACAAGAGTATGCTTTCAAAGCAGGTCAATGTAATAATGAATTTGTGATTCCTTCTGTATCAGAAATGGAATCAATTACAAATATGTTAAATCAAATGATTCCAAGAGTAACTGAGTTCAGAAGAGGATTCAAGAACTTAGGAGACAAGGAATATAGAAGAGTACATTAATATGGCACTAAAGAAAGAACAACACTTTTTTAAAGGGTTACAAAGAGACTTATCAGTCTCTAAATTCAATCCAGAATATGCCTTTGATGCTCAGAATATCAGAATAACTGCAAGAGATAATAATACTCTTCTTACTGTAACTAATGAGAGAGGTAATAAGGAGATACCATTACAATCTCCTTCTGGAGACCCTGTAGTTATTGATGGGATATTACTTGGACAGAATGTGCTAAATAATTATGTAACCTTATTTACAAAAGGTACAAAAGATAATATCTATAGACTTGAAAATAAAGGTACCTATTTTGAGACTCTACTTCTATTCTCAGGTAATCTTAATTTTAGTACAGACTATCCTATTGAGAATATTGGTGTATATGAAAATGATAATATTCAGAAGATATATTGGGTAGATGGATTAAATCAACCAAGAGTTATTAATATTGTATCTGACTCTACAACAATAGAAGAATGGAATAATAGTTCATTTGATTTTATTCCAGAATTGAAGTTGGATGAAACAATCACTGTTACCTCCAATCTTAAGGTAGCCAGCAAGTTTCCTTCTGGAGTGGTGCAATATGCTTTCACTTACTATAATAGAAATGGCTCTGAAAGTAATATTATATATCAAACACCTATATACTACACTCATGCAAGTAATAGAGGAGGGAGTCCAGAAGAGATAGGTTCCAATAGTTTTGATATAGTTATAAGTAATCCTGATACTAATTTTGATTATATAAGGATATATTCTATATTTAGAACAAGTATAGATTCTACCCCAGTTGTAAGAAGAGTGGCTGATTTGGATGTTATTGGTTCAGTAATCAGATATACAGATAATAATACAACAGGAAGTAGTGTAGATAGTACCTTACTACTTTACATAGGTGGTGAAGAAATAATTCCTCACACCATGACTCAAAAGGACAATACTTTATTTCTTGGAAATATTCACATAAAAACTTTATTGTTCTCAAAGAAAGCAAGAGAGAGTGTGAAGGGTTCTGTCATATTTGGTAATAAGCTTCTTGATACTGGTGAAAGAACTAATTTAACTTATGATTATAAAACCCAATTAAATAATAATAGTTACCAGATTACATCATTTAAAAGAGGTGAAACTTATAGATTCGGGGTTCAATTCCAAAATAAGAAAGGTAAATGGTCAGAAGTATTATATATAGGAGATAGCAAGGTAGATACTTACCCTAAGGTAGATTCTAATAACTTATCTGGTACTGTTAAATTAAGTTTGGTAAAACCTTACTATACTATACCAAAGAGTGTACTTGATGAAGCTAAAGCTCTTGGTTATGTAAAGGCAAGAGGAATGATAGTAGTTCCTACAAATAGTGATAGAACTGTATTGTGTCAAGGTGTAGTATGTCCTACTCTATGGACAAATTTAGATAGAGAATCTAATAGTCCTTATGCAGTATCATCTTGGTTTTTTAGACCTTTTGTTGATGAAGCTAATAGAGATGGTTCTGATGATGTGGAGGCAAATAATGGAACTTATGCTCAATATGTTGATTATGATAGTATCAATCCTGTATATCCTAATAGAACTACTGAGATAGGGGTAGAAACTTTAAAGACATTAGCAGAAGGTAGTACAGAAGTAAATGACTATTTAGTAGATAGTAGTATTCTTACATTTCATTCTCCTGATATAGAATTTGGAGATATAAATACAGCAAATATTAACTTAGGCTGCCAATTTATAGGCTCTATTGCATTACATTCTGGTATATCTTATAGGTCTGTTCTTGCAGAGAGTACAGGAGTTCAACCTACTTTAGATTATGGATTTTATAATAAGTTCCCACAGTATGAAAGACAAACTGTTTTTTCAACAAATAAAGGAGGTAGACTTCTTTCTTCTGGGTATCATTGGATGGGAATCCCCTTATTAACTAATGATACTCAAAAAGTTTACAAGAGTAACTGGGCATGGTTAGTATCACCTTGGCAAAGACAAGGCTCATTAATTAATGATTTTAGATATGAAGGTAATACCTATTCTAATTTGAAATCAAATAAATTGGGTAATTTGAGAACAAGTTATTCTACTTATTTCACTCTGGGATTAACAGAATCTTGGGTTCCCCCTGCTGGTATATCAAATGTAGAGATAGTAGATTCTAACGAAGTTACAGCTACTTCAATAGTTAGGAATGATGAGTCTCTGTTATACTATGGTAATGTTGATAAAGTAATACCTCCTGGTTCTAAAACAGAAGGTGTAGGTTCAGATATTGGTGTTGTTACTAATAGTTATGAAAATATAAAAACTATAAATCAATTATATAATGGTGAGTCTGAAAATACCACTTTTGTTGATAAAATTACTATACCAGTATTAGGAGCTGTCAATCTTAAAGATTCTGAAAGATATACCAATAGTCCTGTAAGCATCAAATATAAGTCTGGAAAACATGCTGTATTTGCTTTAAACAAGCAAAATGGTAATAGGGTTATAATCCCTAATAGTAATACAAATTATGACCATACAAAAGATAGCAGTGCTATATTCAGTACCTTTAGTACCGGATATTCAGGGTTATGGCTTGTAGAGTTGACTCAGACTATAGATGAGGATAATAGATTTGGGGGTAAAACAGAAGAAGCTCTGTTAAATAACAGGTGGATAGTATCTGGAGACCCAATTGATATTAATGACAGTGATAGAATAGAGTTTCTTCAAGGTGATACCTATCTTCAAAGATATGATTGTCTAAAGACATATCCATTCACCTTAGAGGATATGAATACTGTAGTTGAAATGGTATCATTTTATTGTGAAACTCATATCAATATAGATGGTAGGTATGATAGAAATAGAGGAAATGTTACCAACTTAGCTATTACTCCTTCTATATTCAATCTTTATAATCCAATTTATTCCCAGAGTAATAACTATTTTACTTATCAATATTTGAATGAAATAAGTAGTCTTAATGATTTTCCTAATAGTATTACATGGACTGAGGAAAAAATACTTGGTAATGAAGTGGATAATTGGACTAAAATTAATGTTGCAACAACATTAGACCTTGATGGTGATAAAGGGGAAGTAACCTCCTTGAACACTTATAATAATGAGATATTCTGTTTTCAGAGAAGGGGGTTAAGTAATATTTTATTCAACAGTAGAGTTCAGATACCAACCTCTGATGGGTTGCCAATTGAGATTACTAATGGATTGAAGGTAAGTGGTAAAAGATATATAAGTAATACTATAGGCTGCACCAATAAGTGGTCTATTGCAGAATCTCCTTCTGGACTATACTTCATAGATAATGAGACTAATTCATTATATCTATTTAATGGAGAAATAGTCAGTCTATCTGATAAGTTAGGATTTAGACAGTGGATTAGTGCCCATAATGTTCATGTAGACTGGGAACCTGTTGGTTATAATAACTATAGGTCATTCTATGACAAGAATAATAATGATGTATATTTTACTTATAAGGACCACTGTCTATGTTATTCAGAGTTGATTAACCAGTTTACTTCATTCATGAGTTATGAAAGGGTTCCTGCTATGTTCAATGTAAGTAGTGAGTTCTATGCCTTCAAGAATGGTAAGATGTGGGAACAGTTTACTGGAGACTACAATATGTTCTTTGGTGAATATAAACCATTCAGTATTACCTTTGTAGCTAATGCTGAGGAACCAAATGATAAGATATTCAATACAGTAGAGTTCAGAGCTGATAGTTGGGATGGTGATAACTTGATAAGCAACAAAACCTTTGATACTCTTGATGTATGGAATGAATACCAGCATGGTACTACCCCTCTTACTAATATACTTGGACATCCCTCCCCATTAAAGAAGAAGTTCAGGGTGTGGAGGGCTAATATACCAAGAGCAATAGTAAATAATAGAGATAGGATAAGAAACACTTGGGCTTATATTAAGTTAGGAATGAATACTCCTAATACATATAGAACAGAGTTTCATGATGCTATTGTTCACTATTTTGCATAATTAATAGGAGTCCATAAACATTTTAGTTTGTGGACTCTTTCTTTTTTAATTAAAGGCTTTGTTTATTCAATACCTTTTTATACATTTGCAATAAAATTAATTATACTATGGCTAAGAAAAAAATTAAGAGAAGAGGCAATATGCCTCCTAATATGTTTGAGAATGGAGGCAAAACATGGGGGCAGCAGTCCTCAGGACAATTCTCAAATGCCTTTAAAAGGGAGAATCTTGGCAGTTCTATAGGAAGTATTGGAGGTGCTATTGGTGGTATGGCACAAACTGGAATATCTAATGCACAAATAGCAGATACCAGTGGAATTGAATCCCAAATTGAAGCTCAAAAGAACATGACAATAGGAGCTTCATCCAATGAAGATTTGCTAAGTGAATGGGGTTCATGGAATAAAGTTAAAGATGACTATACATGGAAAGATGTTAGAGGAGGAAATACTGGTCAGAGAATTACTAATACTATTGGAGCTGCTGGTCAGGGAGCTGCTGCTGGAGCATCTGTAGGAGGTCCTATTGGAGCTATTGTAGGTGGTGTAGTAGGTCTTGGTAGTGCTATTGGAGGATGGCTTGGTGGTAATAGAAAAGCTAAAAGAAAAGCCAGAAGATTGAATAGAGAAGCCAGAGAAGCCAATGAAAGGGCACTTTCTTCTTTTGAAACAAGAGCTAATACTATAGATGCCCAAAATGACTTTAACATATTGGCAAACTTCTCTGCTTATGGTGGTCCACTTGAATTTGGTGGAGGTGCAATAGGCTATGACTTTGCTAATAAATACTTAAATAATCAAGAGATGAGTGCAATTGCTAAACAAAGATTGACTTCTCTTCCTAACTCATTCCAAGCATTACCTGAGATGAATACATATAATGCTTTTGCAGAAGGTGGAGGTATTCATATCAAGAAGAAAAACAGAGGCAAGTTTACTGAGTACTGTGGAGGTAAAGTAACAGAAGCATGTATTAGAAGAGGAAAGAACAGCTCTAATCCTACTACAAGAAAGAGAGCTACTTTTGCACAGAATGCAAGAAATTGGAATGCCTTTGGAGGATGGTTGAATACACAAGGTGGAGACTTTACTAATGGAGTTACATTTATTGATGAAGGAGGTTCTCATGAAGAAAATCCTTATCAAGGAATTCAAATAGGAGTTGACCCTCAAGGTAAACCTAACTTAGTTGAGCAAGGTGAAGTAGTTTATGATGATTATGTATTCTCTGATAGGATGGAGATACCTGATGATATAAGAAAGGAGTACAAGTTAAGAGGTAAAACCTTTGCTAAGGCTGCTAAATCTGCACAAAGAGAAAGTGAAGAAAGACCTAATGACCCTTTAAGTACAAAAGGTTTACAAGCTGCTATGGAAAGAATAGCTGAGGCTCAAGAAGAAGTAAGGGAAAGAAAAGAAGCACATAGAGAAGGAAATGAAGCACATAGAGAAGGAAATGAATATCCAAGCATGTTTGCTTATGGAGGTGATACTGACCCTTATGGTTTAGCTCTTGAAAATCCAATGACTGTTGAGGAGCTTGAAGCCATGATGAATGGAGAGGCTCCAGAAGGTAATACAGATAATGGTGGGGATAGTAGGAAGAGACAAACTTGGACAAGATATGCACCAATTATAGGTTCAGGTCTGGCAAGTTTAAGTGATTTATTCAGTAAGCCAGATTATGGTAGTGCTGATTTAATCAGTGGAGTAGATTTAGGTGCTGAGACAGCAGGTTATGCTCCTATTGGAAACTATCTTGCATATAAACCTTTAGACAGGGATTTCTATATCAACAAGATGAATCAACAGGCTGCTGCTACAAGAAGAGGTTTAATGAATACCTCAGGTGGTAACAGGCTTAATGCTCAGGCTGGAATACTTGCTGCTGATTATAACTATGGTCAAAACATGGGTAATTTAGCAAGACAAGCAGAAGAATATAATCAACAGTTGAGAGAAAGAGTTGAAGCATTCAATAGAGGTACTAATATGTTTAATACTGGGACTGGACTTAAGGCTTCAATGTTTAATGCAGAGTCCAAGAACTCAGCTAAGAGAGCAAGATTAGGACAGGCTACAACTGCTGCTCAGATGAGACAGGCTATTAAAGACCAAGATGCTGCAAGAAGAAGTGCTAATATAACTAATTTCTTACAAGGATTAGGTGATATGGGATGGGAAAACTTTAATGCAAATATGATTAATTCTAATCCTGCTCTATATTATAATTTAGCCTCTTCTGGAGAAGTTGGATATAAGAGAAATAAGAAGAAAAAAGGAGGAAGGATAGTAAGATGATTTATGGTATAATTTATAAATACACTAATCCTTTAAATAATAAATCTTATATAGGACAAACTATAAATAGAAAAGGAAAGTTTAGTTCTGCTATAAAGAAATATGGTATTAAACATTTTACCTATAAAGTTCTATACAAAATTCCTTCTAATAACATAGATAGGTTATATATTATGTCAAGTATCTTAGAATCTAAGGAAATTAAAAGATATAATACTATTAGTAATGGTTATAATATTCTTAAAGGTGGTAGAGAGTCTTATGTAAAATGTAAGAATGTGTCTAAAAGTTTAATGGGGCACACTTTATCAGAGGTAACAAAGTTTAAAATATCAGAAGCACATAAAGGAAAAGTAATTAGTGAATATACAAGACAATTACTATCTGATAAATTAAAAGGTAGGGAACACAGTGAGGAACATAATAGGAAAGTTAGTGAATCAAATCTTAATAATCCTAAAAAGTGTAAGCCTATATATAAGTGTGATAAAAAAGGAAATATTATTTGTAGTTATAATTCTTTAAAAGAGGCTTCTGCTGATACAGGAATTTTACTTGGAGGTATTTCTAAAGTATTAATAGGAAATAGACCTACTGCTGGTGGGTATATTTGGAAATATAAGAATTGATATGGCAAATTTTTCATTTGTGTCTGGGGCAAAATTTAGACCATTTTCTTATTCTGAGATGTTAGCTCCATTACAGCAGGCTACTACTGCCCAAATGCAGATAGAGGATGCTTATGGTGAATTAGGAACTAAAGCAGATGTCTTTGAGAGAATGGCTAATGAACAGACAGACCCACAGGCTTATGCAATATACAAACAATATTCTAATGACTTGGCTAAACAAGCTGAGTCATTAGCTAAACAAGGACTTACTCCTGCAAGCAGGCAAGGATTGATTGATATGAAAAGAAGATACTCTTCTGAGATTGTTCCTATAGAACAGGCTTATAAGAGAAGACAGGAGTTGATAGATGAACAAAGGAAATTACAGGCTCAGGATAGTACACTATTATTTGATAGACCTGCTTCTACACTTTCCTTAGATGAACTTATAGCTAATCCAGCCTTATCACCACAATCCTATTCTGGAGCACTATTATCCAAACAAGTAGGTACTGCTGCACAGAATTTAGCTAAGGAAGTAAGAGAAAACCCAAGAAAGTGGAGAACAATCTTAGGTAATCAATATTATGAAACTATAATGCAGAAGGGATTCAGACCTGATGAAATTATGCAGGCTGTACAGAATAATCCTGAGGCTTCTCCTATACTTCAAGGTATTGTGGAAGATGCAATAGGAAGTTCTGGTATTAGGAATTGGAATGATGAGAATATCCTTAATAGAGCTTATGATTATGCAAGACAAGGTTTGTGGAATGCAGTAGGTGAAACTCAATATCAAACTCTTTCTAATAAGGCTTATGATTATGCAATGCAGGAAAGATTAGCCCAAGCAAGAAAGAAAGGTACTAAGGAAGATGTGCAAAGTCCTTATTTCAGAAGTTCTGGTGTTACCAAGGTAAAAGATGTAAATGTTGAGAAGAAAAAAGATGATATAGCATTTATACAAGGTGTAAGGAATGGTACTGTAAACTTGAATGAAACAGCACAAAGAGTTGTTGGTTCAGACCCTCTTGAGTTATATGGAACAAGAGGGCACCTACAAAGGACACCTGGAAAGGTAGAAACATATAAACCTAATCAAGAAAGAATTTCTAACTTGATGGAAGAGTATGGAATAAGAAACTTAGACCAGATTGAGGCTAAAATAAACAGTGATTTAAGTAAATCTGCAATGAGGGAAGTAACCTATATAACCTCTATAACAGACCCAACTCTAATTTCTAAAACTATCAGAGAGAATGCAGCTTCAATATCAAGAAGAACTGATGGAAAATCTGGAATATATGAACTTGATTCTAACAAGAAAGGAGATATGCTCTCCTATAAAGATATAAAGGATTATTTCAATGAAGATTCTCAGATTGAATATGACCCTAATTTAGGAATTGTATTTACAGGTACTAATAGCAAGGGTGATACTAAGAATTTCCTTCTTGACCCAGAAGTTGTAGCTGGAGAAACAAAGGTATATGAAGATGGTATAAGAAGAAATGTCATTCAAAACCAATTGATGTTGATTAATCAAGCTATAGAAAATGAAGATGTTGAGGCTCAGAGACATTATATAACTGAGTTAATGAATGATATTTATAGTAGATTTAATTCCATTGCTAAAAGAGAAAGTAATACAGATTCAAATATTTAATTATGAGTATAGATAGAACAGACCCTACTCAAGCTGGAATCTCTGGCTTGAGAGGGTTAAATACCAATGAAGGAAAAGAAAGGCAGTTTCAAGAAACTGGTCTTAGTAGTTCTCCTGCTGAGTTCAAAATTAGGCAGAAACAGAACTTTGAATCCCCATATCAAGAAGTTTATAGAGAGGGAGTAGGGGAGAGTGTGTATGACACTGGTATTACCTCACTAACCCAACTTGATAATTTAGCCAATACAAGAGGTGAATTGCAACCTTGGTATGCTCAAATAGGAGCTGGCTTAGCTAAGGGAGCTGTTCTTGCAGGTACTACCTTTGCTGATGGTATCATTGGTACTATAGTAGGTTTAGGTAATGCAGCAGCCACAGGAACATTCTCAGGCTTCTGGGATAATCCTTTCTCAAATGCAATGCAGCAAGTAAATGAATGGTCAGAATCAGTTCTGCCCAATTATTACACTGATGCAGAGAAGAATGACCCTTGGTATGAGAATATATTCTCAGCTAACTTTATTGGAGACAAGTTCCTTAAGAACTTAGGTTTTGCTGTTGGTGCTGCCTATTCTGGTAAGATTAGTGCTGGTGCCACCTCAAAGTTACTTGGTCTTAATAAAGCAAGACAAGCATTCAAAGGTGCAGTTACAGCCTCAGGTGAAGCTCTTAATCCTAATGCAGCTTTACAAGCTTATAGGGAGGGAGATTTATTCCTTGATGGTGTAAGGCTTACTGAGGAATTAGCAAGAGATGCTAAGAAACTTAAGATGGCTGAGCCTACTCTTAAACTTACTGGTGCTTTCTCAGGGGCATTAGGTGAAGCAAGAATTGAGGCTATTCAAAATAGTAAAGACTGGTTTGAGCTTCATAAACAACAACTTGATGATGCACAAGCTAAAGTAGCAGCACAAGAGCAAGAAGCTATGCTTAGAGAGTTTCCTCAATATAGTAGTATGCAAATTGACCCTGATGGAAATGTAGTGGAAACCCTTACTCCAGAAGGACAAGCTATGTTACAGGCAAGAGTAGATGCTAAGTTTGATTACAAAGGTGGGCTACAGAAACTATCAGAAGATAGGGCTAAGATGGGTAATATAGACTTTGCTCTGAATATTCCATTACTTACTGTATCAGATGCTTGGCAGTTTGGTAAGTTCTATGCAGGTGGATATAATACAGCTAAGAAAGGTAGTCAGATACTAAGGACAGTTGCAGAGGATGGTATTGTAAGTTATAGTGCAGCTAAACCTTCTGTACTTAGAAATGCTTTAAAGATTGCAAGTAAAGGTGTTGCAGAAGGTCCTTATGAAGAAATGGGACAGGCTGTTGCAGGTAAAGTTGCAGGATATAAATATGCTTCTGAACTTAATGATTTCTATGGAGCCAAGATAGACCCAGATGCAGAGAGTGAAACTATTGACTGGTTACAAGCTACTGCAAAAGCTATACAACAAACCTATGGTACTGTTGAAGGATGGGAAGAAGGTTTTATTGGTGGTTTAACTGGTTTAGTTGGTATTCCGGGCTTTAGAAGTACAAGAAATAGTGAAGGTGGTTTCCAATCCCCAGTATATCTGCAAGGTGGTATTAAAGAAGATATTCAAGAAATAAGAGAAAGGAATGAAAAGGATGATGCTATTGTGACTCAACTGAATAATAGAGTACAGTCACCAGAGTTCCTTAACTACTATCAATCAGCTATCAGACATAATGCTTACCAGAGACAAATGGATGAAGCTGCTGATAATAATGATAACTTTGAGTTTAAGAATGCTGAACATAACCAGCTTATTAGTGATGTTATCATGTTTGATAAAGCAGGAAGAATCAATGACTTATATGATATAATTGAGGAAGCTGGTAATATAAGAGAAGAAGATGTTGAACAAATAAGACAACTTACTATTAATCAGGAAACTGGTACATCAGTATATGATAATATGACTGATGCAGAAGTAATTGAACAGATTCAAAAGCAAACTCAAGAGACTAAGGAAGCTGTAGATAACTACAGAAAGATTAGTCAGGACTTACAAGTTAAGATTGGAGATTATTTTGATGAAGATGGTCTTGAAGAGATGACTTACTACTTCTCAAATATTGATAATCTTGAAAATAGGTTCAAGTCAGTACATGAAGATATAAAGGAAAGACTTCAAGGAGTGCTTGATGCTTCAATGGATAGAGAGTTTATTAGTGATAGTGATGAAAATAAGATTAATAAGTTATCAGATTTATTGAACTTCTCTCCTGTCAGATTAATTAATGAACTTGCTGATTCAAAAGAGGCTCAAAGCTATATCTCTTTATTAGATAAAGCATTACAGACTAATCCTAATAAGCAGGATATAATTGATGAAGTTAATGACCTCCATAAAATAGCTGAAAGAAGACTTGATTTCATTGACAAATATGACACTTATCTTAGAAATCCTCAAGCTCTTGCACAAAAACAAGAGAGACAAAGAGAGAATATTATAAGAGAAAATGAAAGACAGGAAGTAGCTAAGACTAAGGATGCAGCATTAGCTGCTACTAACCTTAATGAGTTCAGGGAAGCATTGAATAATGAGCCTGATGCAGCCAAGAGACAAAAGATTCTTGATGAACTTGAGAATGAAGGTAATAAGATGGCTAAGGACTATAAGGAAGTTCAAATGTATAATAGTGAAGTAAGTAGGGCAATAGATAGACAACCTATCTCTCCTGAGGCTAAAGCTAATGCACAGGAGCTACTTAGGGCACAGCATGAAAATGCTAATAATCTTGAGGAAATGGCTAATCCTAACTCAGTATTCATTAATAATCCAGAAAGTCTGTATGATGAAAATCTGCCAGATGATTTGAATATGATGAATTTTGCTGAGGCTCAATATGGACTTCTATCTGCAATGAGTGCAGTTAATAATGACCAGAGATTCAAAGCAAGATTCCCTGCTGAATATCTAAAGCCAGTTGAAAGAACAGATGGTACAAGGGGTACTACATCAAAAGACACAACTGGAGATAGTGGTACTCCTACTGTACCTCCAGTTAATGCTGAACCAGTTGATACTTATGAACCTCCTGTAGGTAATATTACTCCTCAAATGGTAGCAGAGGAAAATAAGAAAGCCAATGAAAATGCTCCTACTCCTCAATCATTAGATAGGGATGCAAAGGGTAAGAGACAGTATTATAGACCTACTATTCCTGAATTACATATCAATGCAAGTAAGGATGGAGATTTCAGACCTTTCAATGTAGTAGTTGCTGAGAAAGAGAACTTAAACTTTGATGAACTTTATAACTATCTAAGAGATAATAGAGCTTTCAGTTATGTAAATGAAGGTAATCTAAAGGCAGGTGATGAACTTGGTTTTATGATTGACCCTGAGTTTAATGACCATACAATCTTTATTGTAGATAAGAGGAATAACCAAATAGTTGGTTCATTAGATGAAAGTCAGTATGTAGTAGATAGATATGAAGGTTTATCAGGTCTTATTGAAAGAGTAAAAGAAGAGTTTAATCAGACTGGAAAGGATAAGAAGTTTATAGCTACTCCTACTACAAGAGTATCTCAGATAATGGTTGGTAGAATACCTTATAGTACAGAAGAAAGGAACATGGGAGAAATACCTAATGTATCTAAGGAATCTATCTTTGGTATTGTAAAGAATGGTATCCTATCTACTAATGGTAGAATCAGTGATGATTTAATTATCAAGCCAATGGATATGAGTCAAAAGGAAGGTAGGATGTATATCCTTATTCCTAATGCTGCTGGTAAATATAGTCCTGCTGCTGTAAGGGTTAAGCACTTCAATGAAAGTGAATATAATCCAGAAGATGTTACTATTAATTCAACTCCTTTATACAAGAATATAAAGAAGAGTATTGATGCTTTAGCTAATGTCTTTACAGAGGAAGATGTTAATAATGCAGTAAAAGACTTGGCAAGAAGTCTGTATATTGGTGATGTTCATATTGACTATATACAAGGTAAGAATGGTAATGGTATCAGGTTTACCAAGGTTCAGAGAGATGCCAATAAGAATGAAATCTATGATGAAATAGATGGTAAGAGAGTCAGAAGAGAAGATGCAAGAACTGTATTCTTAACTGAAAGATGGGACCCTAATGTTCTCTATGAATTAGGTGGAGAGGGTGTTAAAACTCAACCTGATACAAGAGATTCAGCAGAAGTAGCCAATGAAATACAAAACATTTTAATGGCATTCAATCTTCCATTACAGGTGAATTTAGGTATGCTTAATAAGGGAGGATACAATAACATGTTACTCTCTTCTGGAGTAATGACATCCAATATAGTAGATGCCAGTGTAAAGAGTAGTTGGTTTACAACTGATTATTTTGATATACAAGGTAATCTTCAACAAGCTCTAAACCCTGCATCAGTTAAGCCTGAGGAAGGTAGAAAAGTACAAACTCCTGTAGGAGGTACAGAGGGAGCTATTGCTGGAACTACAGTTTCATTTGATAATACTACATATCATGTAGATTTGACTTCAAATACTGTAAGGAATGATAATGGCAGAACTCTTAATTCTTTCCCAGAGTCTATCCTTGATATGGCTTATATACAGGAAAACTATGGGGATGCTCAGAATGGTTCCATGATGATGGGGGGTATCACCCTTCTTCCTAATGGTAAGGTTCTGAACAGAAATACAGGTCAGTATGTAACTGGTGCTGCATCAGATAAATTCAAACAGAAATTAGCTGACAGAAAGAAGACTATAGCTGACTCTAAGAAGGTTATAGACCAGATTGCAGAGAACCAATCTAAGGTTGATAAGACAAGAACTGATGGAGAATTCTATTATATTCTTGAAGATGATGGTGAGTACCATGAATATAAGAGGGTACACTCAGTATTAGGAAGTAATTGGATTGAGTCTTCTAAACAGACTAAGGCTCTACAGGATTTAAGAGTTAATCTCTCAAAGATTGCAGATAATATAGCACAATTCAATAACTATCTTAAGAACTTAAGTAACCATTATGGTGTTGACCTTTCAGCATTTGAGGGTAAGATTGATACAAGAAGCAGAGATACTATTGTGAATATAGTAAAAGACAAGATGTCAGGAACTAATTCACAGAGAGCATTAGAAGCAGGTACTTCTGTAGATAGTGTAATCAGGAACTTCTTCACATCAAATGAAATGCCAGTTAAACCAAGTAATATGTCTGAACAGGCATTTAATGACTTAATTACTTCTCTTACTGAAATTAAGAGTAATATTGAAGCAAGGGGTGAAACATTCCTTACTAATAATATAGTACTCTTTCATAAGTATGAGAATGGAAACAGAGTAGCTGGTGAAGTAGATATTCTCTCTGTAGATGCTAATGGAAACTTCAAGATATATGATGTTAAGACAAGTAGATATAGCTTCTATGACTTTGTTGATAGGAATGGTAGAAAGGTTAATTATTTCAAGAATAAATCTAACACCCAAACAATGAGTCAGGAGCAGTATTATACTAAACAACTAAGTGCTTATAAGAACTTATTTGAGTCTCAATATCATACTCCTATCACTACTTTAGCTATATTACCTTTTGTACTTGAGTACAATAAGGATAATGTCAGTAGAGTAACTAAGGAGAAGGGTATTCTGTTAAACTATGATTCATCTGTATATATTCCTTTAGTTGGTGCAGTAGCTACTCCAGAAGTGAATAATACTAATAGCTCTTTACCTATCTTTAATAGTACACTTGAAACACAGAGTCCTATAAATGATGTATTACCTGAATTTACATTAGCTGATAGTAAGGTAGGTTACTTCTTAAGAGATGGTAAGTTGCATACAGGTTATTTAAGTCCTATTGGAAAGATTAATGGAGTTGAGGTATATATGACTAAGGTTCCTAATATCACCAAAGGGTTTGGAGACCAACCTGCACATGTTGCATCTAATGATTTCTATGCAGTATTTCCTAATGGTAATACTATTGCTTTAGTAAAGAATGCTGTACTGTCATATAGTGAGACTGAGGCTAAGAACAATATAAAGAAGATACTGGAAGGTAATCCTAAGAGAGTTGTAGATATGTCTCAGGAGAGTACTATACTTTATACTCCTTCTGCTGAACCAGTTAAGATTGAGAAGCCTATTATTCCTGCTACTATTAATCAAGCCACTACAAGTGGTGCTCAGGCTACAGTAGCTAAAGAACAGGCTATTAATCAGGTTGATGAAGAGTTTGATGTAGAGTTTGAATTAAGACAAGTTGATGATTTATCAAGACCTATATGGGATAAAGATAAGGAGTTAGCTTGGTTAAATAAGGTTCTACCTCAACTAAGTGAAAGTGAGAGAGTGGTAGTTACTAATGGTCTTATCAGAGTAGCTAAGACTGGTGCATTAGCATGGGGTCAATTTAGTGATGGTATTATTACTTTAAGTGATATAGCTGCTGAGGGAACTACATATCATGAGGCATTTCATGCAGTATTCCATTTACTCACAGAGCCTGAACTGAGAGAAGAATTACTTAAAGAAGCCAAGAGAACTTATGGTGAGTTGAGTAACTCAGAACTTGAAGAAAGAATGGCAGAAGGTTTCAGAGAGTATGTAATGACCAAAGATACTCAATCTTTAGGTACTAAGATAATCAATTTCTTCAAGGAATTGTTTGCTAAGGTAACTAATTGGAACCAGTTAAGACCTTCTCTGACTGAATATTACAGAAATATTAATGAGGGACATTACTCTAACATAACCTATAAAGTACCATCTCTTCAAGAGATGAGAAATCAGGAGGGAGTACAATCTTCAATGGATTTCAGTAGTATTGAGACTGAGACAAGAGAAGCACTTGAAAAGAAAGGATGGACAGAAGAAATGTGGAACTCTATCTCACAGGAGGAAAGAGAACAAGCTATCAGATGTTCATAATCAAGCATTAGGCTGAAATTTTTTATTAGGGTGTAAATAAAAAGGGAGAGTATAATTACTCTCCCTTGTTTGTTTTAAGACTATTGCTTAAAGAATGGTATCTGGTCTTCAATATGGACTCCTCTCATAATTGTATTATACATAGGAGCAAGTGGAGACTTAAGTAAACTCTGCTGAGCTTTAGACTTATCTTTATAAGGTCCAGACTTGATTATTGCATCTTCTCCATTGAATGTTTCATAGTTCATTGGATTCATCAAATTGATTAGATTAAGAGTCTTTTCCATTGTATTTACACCAACAGCAGGAGATTTTAATATTCTCCATCCCTCACCAACCATCTCTGGAGTAGGAGTAAGAGCACCTAATTCAGTGTATAGTCTTCTCAACTGATACTCTATCATTTTAACCAACCAAGGTCTATCCCTATCATCACTCCACTCTATTAATCCAATAGCTGCTGCTACTGCAAGGAAGTGAGCTACCTCAGTTAATGCTCTTTTGACATTTGCCTGTTCAGTGGGAGTCATTTCATTCCACCTGCTTGCAATATCAAACTGAGCTTTCCTAAGGTCTTGGAATAAGGCATTCATGAATCTTCCAGTAGTAAGATAATAACCTTCTGTCCATGCTTCAAGGTCATAGTTATATGTAGCTGATTTGAATCTTCTGTTCAATGATGGTTTAATCCACTTCCTGAACATCATACCCAATCTACCAATAGCTAACCTTTGTAATGCACTTCTATCAACTTTATTGTAAATACCGTGCATTCTTTGATTAATAGCTGCACTCTTTCTACTGAACTTGATTATATCTTCCTGTGTGAAAGCTGAACCATCAGCCTTAGTATAACCTTGTTTTAGCTGCAATTTAGCACCTAACTTCTTATTACTACTATCCAATGGTACAACCTCAAAAGAGTCCCACAGGCTTACTATCTTGCCATTTGGAGCCTTCATTTTGTAAGCATCAGCAAGTGCTAAGGAAGTTCTATTCTGCATCCAGTGTTCACCAGCATTATTCATAAAGAAGAGTGCTGAGGTTCCAAACATTCTACTGAACCAAGTCTTCCTGTCAAAGTTGACTTCTCTTGTATCCTGCTCATATTCCTGCATTACATTGAATAATTCATCCCATAAAGCTAACTTATTAGTCTTTACTCTATCACCTAACTGAGCTAAGAATGCTGGTAATTCCTTACCATAAGTTCTATCAGCCTTTAGTGTATTCTTTTCATTGAAGAACTCTCCAGACATAGATTCAATTCTCATCATCACCTTACCAGTAGCCACATTGGAAACACCAGATAACACATTCAAAGCAAGGTTATTCATTGAGGTCATTCTATTAATAAAGTTAGCAACCTTACCCTTATCAATATTAGTCTTACCAAATGTACCTTCATCTGCCATATATCTTCCATATACCTGCATTTCAAAGAAGTCATTCAGTCTTTCCATAAACCTTGACTTATCTCCTGTCTTGGTTAATTTACTCTCAACCTTTCTACCTACTGCCTTAAACTTCTCAACCATTGGTTTACCACCAGAAGTTTGAGTAATCTGTCTTTCCCTCAACATATCTCTACCTACCTCAAGAACATCAATGACTTTATTCATTTCATCAAAGTCATTTGCCATAGCTGCATAAGCTGTAAGAGTACCTACTATATCAGTAGATAAGTCATTAGCACTTTCTCCCTTCTTGAGCTTAGTAAAGTAGATAGGTAACATTTGTACCTCTCTATCTTCAAAGTCTTTTACAGTTGCCTTATGACCAAAGTCTGTATCATCAGTTCTCCTAATGAAATTATCCTTGATACTTTCCCAAACCTGTTGAGCACCTGATTTTACACTCTCAGAGCTTTTAACCCTCTCAACCAAGTCTTTCCTAATCTTCACAGCACTATTCAGCTTTGTGTATTTATCAGGAAGTAGAGCATCAAGTTTAGCCTTAATATCCATCACAGTAGTATAATATTCTCTCTGGGCTTTATTAAGCCTTCTGAACTCCATACTTTCATAAATGGATTTCTTAGGTTGTCTTACACCATCTACAGTCTCCATATTGGCATTGAACCAGTTCTGTCTCTCTTCATTGTACTTATCAGCATTCTCTCCCACAGGATTTCTGCCATACTTTTCATTGAGACTTTGGAACATAGTCCTCATTCTCTCTCTGAATAGAGCATGGTTTATCTCACTGATATAATTACCACTCAGATTACCTTTACTATCTCTCTCAAACATCCACTCAGTATCTTTTACACCAGCCTGTTCAAGTTTAATAGTAGCAGCTTGCAGTTCTTTCTGAATATCAATAGTCTTCAATCTGGCTTGTTCCTTGCTCTTTTTAACAGCTTGGTCCATAATCTTCAACATATAATCAGAAGAATCAGCCATACTATCCAGCCATCTGTCAAAGAATGATATATCTTCATCAGCTACTTTAATCAACTCTTCTGCATTAAGAGTCTTTCCTTTGTACTTTCCAAAAGGAACCACAAGGTTATCTCCCACAAAGGGCTTGATAAAATCAACAAATAAAGGCATAGAGATTGTATTATAGTCCACTGCAAGGTCATTAAGCATTGTAGTGACATTATCTAATGCAACCCTTACTCTTTGACCATATCTATTGTCTGTGGACTTCTCTTCCTCTCTGAGAGCCTCTCTTACTGAATCAGCTATCCTTTTATAACTGTACATGTAGTTTCTAATGTCTCTGAGTACTCCAGCTCTTTCATTAAGATTGGTTGCAGGAGTATTTCTCAATACCTCAAGCCTACTACTCACTTTCCTTAGTTCTTCAAGTGCATTATCAAGGAACATATAGATACCTTCAATTTCACTATTATCAGCTAATTCAAGCTCTAACCTATCTATTAATAACCTTTGATTGGCACTAAATTGACTGTTAGGATTTCTCTTTTCATAAATCTTGAGTCTCTTTAACTCATTGTCTATAATCTTCTGTAGCAGAACCTTATCTCTATCTACCCTTTCAGTAGTAGAATAGAAAGCCTCAGAAGTGGCTATATTCTCAACACTGATAGCTTCATCCATCTGTCCAGTGAGAATATCACCAGCCAGCTTACTAAAGCTACTCTCTGCTTCAAGCATTGCTTTTTGGAACTGTGAAGCCCCTAATCCTCTAAAGAAATTTTTTACAGCATTGATAAACCTCTCCAGAAGGGATTTATAAGATGAAGAAGGGATAGGTTCAGACTGTAATAAGTGCTTGGCAAGTAACTTACCAGCAGCTTCTCTGGCTAACTTTGATTCATCACCCTTATATAAGGTATCATAAGTAGCATAATCATCACCTAATATCTCACCTACTAAGCTATTATTAGCCAAGTGATTAACCAGTCTATTGATAAGAGGGTTATCACCCATTGCCTCAATAGCAAAGTGAGCAAACTCCTCTGGTAATGCTCTCTCACCTTTAATACCATCAGCAAGTCTAATCAATTCAATTATACCTGTTGCAGCATCTTTGGCTTGACTAAAGTCAGTTACACCAGCTACTCCTCTCCTCTGTTCCAAGTCTGTAAGAGCACCTATTCCAATGCCATTAGCAGATAATATCTCCCTTAATCTATTGTTTAAGTTTTCATTATACTGCATATTATTAGCTTCAATGCTATTCATCTTGTTTCTTACTCTGACAAAAGGACTGATATAAACTCTATTACTTTCATTGTCCCATACCTTCTCAACACTGGCTACATAGTCTTCTCTAAACTCTGATTGAGTATTGAATTGAATAGCCTTTTGGACTAACATTCTATAGTTCACATCATTGTTCAGATAAAGTTTAGTTCTGCCTGTCTTATGGTAATGACCAATCTCTTCATTAAGATTCCTTAGAATCTTCTGTTCATCAATGATACTTCTCAGATTAGTTTTCTTCAAGAGACTACTAAGGGTAGGTTCACCATTTTCATCCATTTGTAGTTTAGGATTCCAATTAGTAATAAAGTCACTATTCTTTGTAATGAGGTATATTCTTGTTGCCTCCTGTCTATTAGGGGCATAAGCCAGCAGGTCTTTAAATAACCTGCTGCTTACTACCTCATTTTTACTGTTCCTCACTTGAGGAATTATTGCACATTTCTTAGCCATATCTATAATTCATATAATGTATTTGCACCACAGATTTTATCATTGTTTGCATCCTCATACTCAGTATTAGGACTGATAGAATTAATATCATCTGCTTTACCTTCATTCACTTCAAGTGGAGCACCATACACCTGACTGAAAGCCTCACTTGCAATATCCTGAGTCAGACTTGAGAAATCATAGTCAAGATATTCTGGCATGTTGTCATAATCAATATCAGCTTCCTGATAGGCTGTTATATCCTGATTTACATTAGGAGTATAGTCTCTATCATTCTTATCAATTACTGACTTCATTTCAGTAACATCTTTACCATATTCATACTCAATGAAACTGTTCTTGAATCCAAGTGGGTCTATTCTTTCATACACAGCTACATTAGGTTGTACATTATCAGCTTGTGTAAGTCTGTAATATATTGTACCCCCCTTATATCTTCTTGCTATGTAATCAAAGAATTCATAGGTTGTTTCCTCCCCTATCCCCTCTCTCTTCCTTATTATCTTCTTATCACTACTGTTAGATTCAGTATCAATGGTTATTTTAACCATTGGTAAAGCATCACCTTCTTCATTAGTAAAAGAAGTGGAAGCCTCTGTAGGAACCTCAGGAACCAACTGTCTGTTATCCAAGTGATTGTAGATATACTGGTCAATAAACTGACTGTAATCATCCTCACTTTCCAACAATCCTCTCAGTGTATCAATATACTCTGGAACAGATTGTCTGATAGCAGTTGGTGCTAAATGAATGAAAGTAGAAGGTCCAAATGCAAATCCATTTCTGTAATAACTGTATCTGAATAAATTAAGAGCTAAAGCCTGAGCTTCTGGACCCATATATAATAATGATTGCCAGTCTCTCATATATCTTTCCCTAAGAGTAGGACTTAACTGACCAACATTCTTAAATACTACTGTATCTACAGGATTGTTTTGGTTAGCCCTTATTACTCTTAATCTCTTAACAAACTCAAGTTCAGCTATTTCAGGATGTTCACTCAATGTTCTGTTGAAATAATCAGGGAAGTTATTAATAAAATCCCTTCTCTTATCACTGGATGTTGTAACCTTATCATCTGCTCTTAGGTTAGCTTCTTGCCCAAAGAATGATGTCTTGGACATAATATAAGCTAACAAATCATTGTAGATATTATTGAGTGTCTTTGCATTCAACTTACCTGTCTTAGTGTACTGTCTTAAGCCTCTCAACCCTTCTTTACCATCAATTACTTCCTTAAAGGAGTCAGTGAACTGAGGGAAATATCTACTAAACATTTCTTGTGTTTGGTTAATACCAAGACTAAAGAATGCTTGTAAATAAGGAAGTGGGGAACTTAATAACCTCTCTCTTATCTGGTCAATAGACATACCATCCAAATTAAATGGCATGATAACATCTGCACCAGTTAAAGGAGAATTTTCATTTAACACTACATTAGTCAGGAAGTCATCAACCTTCTGTATCTTAATCTGTGTATCTGCAATAGTAGGACCTGCTGCACCACCTTGAGTATCTGCTCTTGTAGCTTGAACCAACTGTCCTAAAGCATCTGCTGTATTCATTATTCTCTTAAATAAGAATCCAGCAGCCACTTGTTTCTTATAGAACTCAACCTTTCTGTAGTCAGATGTCTGATTTCTATCACTTAATTCTTCTACTTCCTTCTGGAGAATGATATTGTCTGCCAAATCATCTGCCATGAATTTATTGGACTTGTAGTTATCATAAGTGACTTCTTCCATCATTGCAGCCCTTTTCTTGTAATTCTCAATGACTTCATTAATGATTGTGTCCTTTCCTTTACCCTCTCTACTCTCTCTGAAATAGGTATTAGTAATATCCATTACAATTGGTTGTGACATAATCAAACCAATCTCAATAGGATTATAACCAAGCCTACTTAAAAGCATTGAGGCATCAGCAGTGAATGTATTCTGATTCAATGAAGCAAGTACAGGGTCTTTCACATTATCCACAGATGCAGCAAGGAAACCTGCATTATTCCTTGAGATATACTCCTTATTGTCATTCATCAGACCATGAAGAGAAGTAAGTCTCTTACCATTAAGTAAGAAGCTACCATTCTCAGTATCAAGACCTAATTCAGTATGTTGCATCAAAGCATGGTTTGCATTATGGTTGGCATAAATACCAATCAATGCTGCACCAGTCATATTCTGCTGATGAAGTTGAACTTGAGTTCTTGGGTTAAGAGGGTCAAGTTTCTTCTTGAACTTCTTTGCCAATTTGTCAAGTTCTTCCAAATCCATACTACTTAACTTGTTAAGAGTACTTTGATTCTCAGGGATATTCAGTTCCTTTCTCAGTTCAGACTCTCTACTTGATTGAAGGATATTAATCATTCTTGCAGACTTCTTCTGATAATCAAAACCACCGGGGTTAAGCATCTTTGAAGCAGTGTCAGCATTAGTAAGAACACCCCACATCATATCAATCAATAGATTGTTTCTGGCTTCAAGACTATTCTCTTGTGGAGACTTGCTGAAATCATATTCAATCTTCTCAATCTTATCCTCAGAAGATACTCTATACTTCTCTCTATTAGCTTTATATGTCTTCCAGAGGTTGTATTCCTGACTATCCTTAGGAGCTTTCCTACCTTCATCTATGGCTCTGTTTACACTCTGTCTATATTCCTTCAACACTTCTGGAGATACAGCTTTTCCTTGTGTCAATTGAGCAACCAAATCATCAACAAACTGTCTTCTGTTATATTTAGGGGTTATCTTAAACTCAGGCAACATGATATACAATTTATCCACATCAAAGTCAGAACCACTAAGAGTAGTGATTTCTGCTGGAAGCATAATTGCAGAACCATTTTGCTGAGGCAAGAAGCCCTTAATATAAAGAGGAGCCATTGAGTATTTGTCCTCAGTTGGAACTCTATAACCAATCAACTTTCTCAAGCTGTCTGGCAACTTATTTACATCCAGTTCATGAGTACCTGCCTTCATAAGAGGTTCATAGAACTTCCTACTATAAGCTGGCATATAAACTTCGAGATATTTAATTCTCTTGTTTTCTCCTTCACCTTCAAAAACAATCTTTAATTCATCAGTAAGACCATAGTCAGAGACTTGAATAAGTGCTCCTCCTCTAATCTTCTGCTTTGTAATTCTACTCTTGATGATACTATTAAGTAAAGTCTGGACTCTCTGAGATTGCACAGGGTCAAACAATGGAATATTGAATTGTCCCTTTTCATTAAGGGTACAGGCTCTAATCATATCAATTCCATATCTTTGATTACCTCTCAATTCCTCAAGAAGAATCTTCTCAACCTGTCTGGCATCCTTGAAGATTTCATTTACATCAGCAAAAGCCTGAATAATATTCTCAGTGTTAATGGCATTATATAAGTCTAACCATTCCTGTTTAGTCATTTTCTTACCATTTACATCAATTATAGTATCTGGACTAATATCTGCTGTAATCAACTTTCTAATCTGAGTACCAACTAATTGAACTGCATCAATAGCATGTTCTGGAGTTGCAGTCTGAATACCATAGTCTTCATAACTTACTTTATGAACCACATTAGGGTTTTCAACACCATCCTGAGTAGTAGCATTCTTAAGAACAGATTTGACATCTTCCTTAGTATTGACACTATTCAAATCAATTACACCTTGTTTCCCAACCTTAGTAGTTGATTCAAATTGAACTACATCAATACCATTCTCTTCCATGAACTCATTGATAGCTACAAGTTTACCTGATTTACCAAGTGGACCTGAAACTAACTGGTGCATAGCCATAAGAAGGAACTCTGAGTTCTTATGTTGAACTGGTGTCTTAATACCTGTATGACCTTGAACTCCACTCATATTATTCACCTGAGTGTACACATAAGGTTTCTTAGTCTGCCAGATAATATTGAAATCAGCCATATCCCACTTACCATTTTGGAAGTTATCAAAGGCTCTCTGCATATCATCTGTCCACTGACCAGACATATCAAGAATAGCTCTGTAAGAACTTAATGACCTGTAAGCCTGAGCATCTGCCACATTTACCTCTCTGAACTTATTCAAGATTAAATCTCTATCTCTCTTTGACATCTCACCTTTCTTGACTCTTTCATCAAGTACAGTTGCAACATCATCAAGTATAGAAGATATAATCTCATCATCCTTCAAGTAAATAGTTCTCTCTTCCTTTCTACCATACTTAGAGTTGGTATTAAGTCTGAGAGCAGGAGCATGAACTTCCTTATATCTCTTCTGAAAGTCCTCTATATTCTTATAGAAAGCAAGGTCAGTTGTAGTGAGTTCAATGATTTGTGATGTAGCAAATTTACTATTCCAGAAATACTCTCTCAACTTAGCTTTGGCATTATTTCTAATAACCAAGTCTCTGTTGATACTATCCATTTCCTTAGCAGTAATCTCACCTCTCACCATCTTCTCTCTCAACAAGTCCTTAATACTTTCAAAAAGAGTAGTTGCTCTTCTATCATCTACTGGATTATTGTTGTTGTAATCCCTTAAAAGAATATCCATCTCTGTAGTCCACATTCCTTCAAGAGCCTTCTTAGCATTGTTCAAAGAAGTTGCTGTATTCCTGTTATAAGAACTTTGACCAGCATTTACACCAATCACTCCAAGATATTTGTACTTACCATTAGGCAGTTCTTCAAGTAAACCAGCTTTAGCCCATTCTCTGTAAGTCTCTTCAAATTCATTGTCAAGAGCTTCTCTTACTGACTCTCTGATGAACTCTCTTAACTCAGCACCAGTTCCTTCATTCTGGATTCTCTGGAACCTATCAAGGAAAGTCTCACCATTGTTATATCTTACATCATTCAGAGCTGTAAGGAACTTAAACTCAGAACCTCCTTTACTTTTAACTTTCCCTTCCTCATCTCTGATTATATCATAGTTTGCAATAGGAGCAATGTTAGGATTACCCTTTTGATATTCAACATCCCTTTGGTTTACAAGAGCTATTCTATCTACTTCTTGATTAACCAAATCAACAAATCTATCAAGGATAATATCATCATACTTCATATACTCACCATCTTCTCCAATGATGCTATGATTGTCATACTTCCTGAATCTAATGAACTCAGCAGAAGGACTATCTGAAAGAATTGGCACATGATAATTAGCCCATTGAATATCAGATTTACTGTTATCTGGGTCTCCAAAGTATTCTGTCAGTAATACTAAGGTATAATCCAAATCATCCCAGTTCTGATATGCAACCTTATCTGAGTTAAGTAGAACCTTATGGCTCAATCCTCTTCTCATTTCAGGGTTATTTACCAGTTGCTCAATCCAGTCATTTCTCCATCTACCATCCTTATAAAACCATTCATATTGTCCAAATTCATTTTCAACAAACTCTTTGAACCTTGCTTCATTACCCATAACATTCTTAAGCTGTTTAATCAACTTGCCAAGATAGTTAGGAGTAACATGGCTATAGTATGACTTATCATTTTCCCTCACACTACTTTCAATAGTATCTTCTGTTACTTCTGCAAGCATCATAGCTATACTATTGTAAGCAGAACCAAAGGTATTAATCAAATCTCCTCTCTTTTCAGTTCCATCTTCAAGAGTCTCAGATTTAACCTCACCTTTCTTTACACCACTGAATATGATGTTTAATTGAGGAAGAAGCAACATAATTGGGTCTGTTGCAGTACCACCTTCATATTGCTTTATATTGGTCAGAGCATCTAATAATACACCTTGATTAGCATTGATACCAATCATATTAAGGAGCTTATTCAATGTCTTCCATACCTTTTCATCTTGTAGAAGTTCCAACCTTTGTTCTGTACTAAGATTGGTAAACCTGTTATTGAGAGCCTCAGTCCATTTAAGACCATTCTCTGCATTCTCAAGATTCAAGTCTCCATTCTTATCATAGATACTATCATCATCAAGCAGATTACCATTTTCATAGTTATCTCTCCATTCATCAAGCAGATAATAGACACCCTCAGGCTTATTGATAGCAATAGTTTCCATCTTGAAAGTACCATCAGCCTGTAGTTTCTTCTTCTGAATCCAGTAAGGCATAAAGTCTTTTCTGAAATCTTGATAGAACTGACTGAATAGTTTAGGCTCAGCCTGTAGTTTCTTAACTATTTGCTTAGTCCAAGGCTTGGTATTACCCAGAGTCTCCAGAAGAGGAATCATATCATCAGATGTAATCATATCTCTGAGTTTATCTATCATAGTAGCATGAACATAGTCTGCATCAAGAAATCTAAGATTTCCTAAATCATCCTTATCATACTTACCTCTATAATCAAGTTGGGGTATCTCCCTGATTACCTTTCTAACTTCTTGACTTAGAGACTCATGAGAACTTACTTCCCTATAATTAGTCATCCATCCATCCTTGAAAGCCTCATCTTTCACAAAATCATCAGCCTGTGTATCTACTACACTTTCTCCCTCAGGAGTATCATTATTGAGGTTGGCATCTTTAGGGGCAATATAATTAGGGTCAATCCTAATCCCCTCTGTAGCTATTAGTATAGTACTTGCTTCCTCAGCCAAGGGTTTGAAGTTATCTACTACTTTCTGATAAGCATTAGTCTTATATAATGCTTTCTTCTTTGCAGCTTCATACTTCTGTTCATCACTATATCTCTCAGAACCCTTCATACTATTGATTATATTCAGTTCTGATTGTATCCTATTCTCCTCAGAGTCAAGTATATAGTTGTTGAAGTAATCTCTCACTCTACTAAATAAGCCAGCAGGTGTATATAACTTGATTATCTTGAACCTATCAAGAGAGTTAAGCTCTTCTTTCAGTTCATTGACAGCAAGTACATCACCTTCTTTCTCAGCATCAGCAATCCTCTTATTAAGAGTATCATTGTGTTCTTGCAGTGCTGTATCTATTTCATTGCTAAAGAATCTTGCAATCAGACTAACCCTGTCTCTTCTTGTTCTTGGGTCAAAGTCCAAATCTACTTTAGCTTGTTCTTCTACACTTGAAATCCTTGGTGCTTCAAATGAAGGTGAGAGTGCCTTATCTAAGGCTTCTACCATTTCATCCTTACCTTTTCTCAGTTCTGCTCTAAAGTTATTTAGTTCAGAAGCAGTAGGATAAGTGTCCCAGTCTTTATCATTCTTGTCTTGCCATAGCTCAACAAGTCCCTTGACTGATTCTATAGTTTCACCCTGTAATTTAGCAGCCAATTCTTCAATAGTAGAATTAGTTGTGATACATCTTTTACTCATCTTGTTATAGATTTATAATTAAATTTTATGTGCAAATATAAAGGTTGTTTTCTTAATATGCAAGTTATTAAGGGTTTTCTTTTTGAGAGGTAAACCAAACTCTTTAAAATAAGAAAGGGGAGACTTAGCTCCCCTAACTGTTACTCAACTACATACTTAACACCATTGTACACCAATTGAGATAT